GAAAGAGATTACATTACACTGAATTAACAACTTGTGAAAAAGGATTTGCTGCTAAACTTGCTGAAGTTATTGAAGACAGATTGAATAAGTTGTATAAAGAACACAATACAGATTGGGAAATAGAAGACATAAAGTATTCTATAGCAGTCAAAGATGATGTTATTGTGAAATCAGCATTAATTATATTTGCAGAAATTTAAGGAGGTGTAAAATGAAAAGCTTTTCAGATTTAATTAAAGAAGGAAAAGAAAGACTTAATGAGCTTGAAAAAGAAGTTAATGAAACTACTGAGAAAGCTGTTAAGGAATTAGAAGAATTAAAAATTAAAAAATAATTCTTCTAAAGCTAAGTTGAACTCACACGAGTTCTTTTTTTCCTCCTTCAAAGACTAACCGAAGAAAAACCGAAAAAAAAGAAAAGAACACACCTAACCAAGAAATTAAATCTCAGTTAGGTATTTTTTCTAATATGTTATTTTTACCAAATCTTCTAAATCTACAGTTAGCTTTACTAATTTAATATTATTAACATTTCTTAATTCTTTTCTATACATCCATAAATATTCAATTTCATACATTATATTATCACAAATAGTATCAGGATATCCGTTACCTATTAATCTAATTAAATCATTTTTATCTATTACATTAAAACTTCCAATTAACTCTCCATTTTCTATACTATTATATATTTCTAAATCAATTAAAGCACTCCTATCTATTTTATCTAAATCTAACCCTATATTTTCAAATACAGGTCTTAATTTTCTAAATAGACTTCTCATACTTTTATAATCTTCTCTACTAAATCCTTCATAATCAGAACATCCTTCCATATAATAATTAGTATAAGCACATTCTAAATCATCTAAAGCTTCTTTCATTCTTTTATATGGTTTAGCTTTATATTTATCATATTCTTTTGTGAATTCTATTTTGTATTCCATAATAACCTCCTTTTCTTTACGAAAAAAATAAATTTGCCTAAGTAGAATAGATTTTACTCTACTCTACCTAGGTATATCATGATTTACTTATGGCCATATTTGTGTATTCATTTTAATAGTAAATAACTTTTCTACATCTTTATAATGATAGAATTTAGGAATTTTCTTAGGCATAGTTCCACATCCATCAAATCTATATTCTATATTTGCAGAAAGTACTTCTATTCTTTCAATATCTATATTTCTACTTCTAATAGTATCTTTTATTACATCTAAGAAGTAGTTAATTACTTTATAATCAGAAAATAACTCTCCTTCTATATTATAAGAAACTGTTTGTAAGAAGTTTCCTTTAGTTGTATAAATATCAACAAGCAACCAATCTTTATGTTCTATATTTATATTAAAGTGTTTAAATATATTCTTATATTTAAAAAGTAAAGAAAGTTTATGTTCTACTTCTTTTAACGCTTTTCTATACTTATTTTTATTCATTTCTTTAGTATAAAGTTTTAGTTTTTGTTTATATTCATATTTCTTACTTTTAAGAATGCTTTTTACATAGCTATAGCTAAATTCATTAATGCTATCTGAAACATAACTGACTTTATCACTATCCATTACAATAGACATTTCTCCTAAAAAGATAGTTTTTGACATTTCTTTAATTCTAGCTGGAATATGCAGTATATAGTTATCCTCTTTAGGTTCTACTTCAGGTTTTGTATTTTTATCTATATATCTTCCCCACTTATTTAAACATGTATAAAGCTCTTGTTTTGGTGTTCCAGTAGCACTATAATTATCAAACATCCAATCAAAGAATACTCTAAATATTCCTTTTTCTTCTGCTTTTGTAGCTGCTTTTTCTACTTCTTCAAACTTCTTTTTAAAGAATAAATCAAATCCACAGTACTTATAAATAAAGTGATTTGTGCTAAACATTTTATCGTCATATATATTAGGCATACTATTCTCCTTTTTCTTCAGTCATTACTTTTGCTATTTCTTCATCTTTTAATTGCTTTTCAGATACTTTAAATATTACAAGTTGACATTTATCAAATATATATCTAGTATATTCTTTAATGTCATTAAATAAAGCTTCATTTTCTTTACATTCTTCTACTATTCTTCTAGGAAATGCCATATCTTTATCTTTAATAACACCATCTAAATATTTCATATATTCTTCAGCTGTAACTTTAGTCATAAAATTAGATGGACTTACTGGATAAATATAATGGAATACATCATCATGTTCAGTAAAATCTAAATTCATATAACCTAACCAAATGTTTCTTTTTTCTATCATAAGAATATTTAAATACTTATCAATAACAGTATCTAAGAATTCCTTCTTAAACTCTTCTAAAGTTTCATCAAATTTAGTTATATCAAAGTCTTTTTCAAAATCAAAAATATTACTAAATATTAGATAATTTGTATTATCTTTAGAGAAAGTTGATGCAAAACTACTACTTCTATATAAATAAGGATATTTTTCTCTATAGAATTCATTTAATGCAACTTTTATTATAAGCCAAGCATAATGAGAATACATGAATTCTTTTAAGTTATCTTCCATAGATATCTTGCATGTAGGGAGTACAAATATAGCTTTCATCATTTCTGTTGCATTTGGTTTAGTTACAAAGTCATATATTTCCTTCTTCATGTTTATAGCTGGAGTATGACTATCAAGAGTTGCATAAGAGTAGCTTATTTCATCTGGAACATAATCACTCATTACAGCTTTAATTATATCTACATCAACTTTATCTACATCATAGTAAGCTTCACAAGTTTCAGCTTCATAGATAGAATTCATAAGATTATCTACTAATTCTTTAATTTCTTCATCTGTTACTACTTCTGGAACTGTTATTTTAATTTCCATTACTTTATCAGTTCTAAATACTTTATGTCTTAAAGCTTCTAAAGTATCTATAGTTACATTTTCCAAGTATTCTTTACTACCTATAGCTGAGAAATCTCCTCCAGTTATAGCATTAAGCATATGTATTTTAGTTATATCATAATTATCTCCGGGATTTCTAGTTTGTATTTCAGCATAAATAATATCTCTTTCTTTATTTACATATTCTTCATTAAGAGGTGTATTTATAACTCCATTAAAACTTTCAGCTATTATTTTAGAAAATGCTTTAAAGTTCTTATCTTTTATGTAGTTTTGATATAAGCTATCTTCTTTATATATAGAACTATCACTTATATTATCTGTCATATAATGAAAACCTATAAACTCATATGAAGTCATAGCATTAAAGTATACTCCTTTTTCTTTAAGTACTTCTTTTGCTTGCATCATATTCATTCCTTGATATACATTACCACAAACAGCATGTTCTAATAAATGTACTACTCCTTTTGCTTTTCTATAACTTGATGCATTAAAGAATACATTTATAGTAGCATTCTTAATTGCTGCACTTCTTACTACTCTAACAGTTGCTTTATTAGTTTCATTAATATCTGCTACTAAAAATTCATATTTGTCTCCAATAATTCTTTTATAAAATTCATTTGTATAATTCATCTAAATCTCTCCTTATTTTAATATATTAAAAAAGAAAAAACCAGAGTATTATCTCTGGTTTAATCTTTTACTTCTTTTATCTAACTAGTTCTCCTTGATGTAACCAAGCAAACATAGTTGAAACATTTTGAATATCACTATCATATAATATTCCTTTTCCTGCTTGTAATAACTCATTTGCATCTGATGCGTTAAGCATATCAAATACAGTTATTACATCTTCACCTGCAAGTGTTATAATATAAAGACTTGCAATAAGTTTTAATGTAAATGGGTCATTTTCTACTCTAGCATACACATAGTTTTGAATTTCATCTACAAAACCTGCAAAATCATAATTTGATTTTATAAGTTTATTTGCAACTGCTGTAGTTTCATCATTATTTCTTGATAAGTAATGTCCTATCATTGCATTTGCAAAGTTTCTATATGCATAGTAAAGTCCTTCTTGACCCCAAGCTTCAAGTATTTCTGGTCCTAATTCATTAGCTACTGCATTTTTATATTGAACTATATTAAATACAGGGTCAGCTGGTATATAAGAATAGCAATATAAAGCTATAAGATAATTAACATCAAATTGATTTTCTTCTTCAATGTATCTTCTGAAGACATTATTATCTCTTATTGAATTATAATCTGTAGTGTATCCACCATTATTTTCAATATCATCATATACATAGTTAGCACAAGAAGGTCTTGTACAACTGTATACTCCTGATTGAGATTTAAGTGCATTTATATCCATTCCAGCTTTCATTACATTAGGAACATATTCCATTGGATTTGAACATAACGGACAAACTGGTCTTATTTCTCTTCCTTGGTCATCTACAAGGATAGGAAAACAGCTGTCCATATCTATAAGCATAAGTCTCTTTTCTGTTCTACTTCCATTTTGAACATATCTTAAAGCAAAATTCTTTGGTTCTTGCATTACATGTACATCACTAGCTATAAAGAAGTCATGTAAAATTTGTTGTATTCTGTTTGCATCATCTCTAAGTCTTGGAGTATCAAATATATACTCAGATACAAACATCCAAGGTCTGTCCTCATTTTGAGGATGAGTTTCCTTTAACCATCTTTGAAAGTCAGGGTCTTTTGTGAATTCATATCCATACTCCTGTCTTATAACAAGTGGACTGAAGTTATCTAGTTCACTCATAGCGAATAGATTTAAGTCATCTTCAGAGATAAGACCTTGTTGTGCAAGATTTTGCAAATGTATACTACAGATATATTCAAAGGCATTCCCTTGCATACCTTCAAATTCATGTCCAAACTTCACAACTACTCCACGGTCATTTTGGTCTACTGACACAATTCTTTTTTGACCGATAGAAGTTGCTACTCCACATATCTTTTCTACTATTTTTTCTATGCCTAGTTGTGAATATTGCTCAGAACGAATGCATGGTTCTAGTGCAAATACAACATAATTAGCTGATAATTTTCTTGCCATTTTATATTCCTCCTATTTAATTAAATTAATCCTTTAAGGTTTGATTGTGTTTTATATCTTTCAATATTCTTTTCAGGTATTATATAAAGTTTTCTTCCTTTAAGTTGTGCTTCTGATAAATTAAATACTTTATAGAAGTTTACTCTATAATCCTTAACAGCTGTATCAAAATAAGTTAAAGCATGCATTGCTTCACTTTCAATCAATCCATATCTATAATTCATTTCTGAGAAATAATCTCTGAAAATTGACTCTCTATTATTTCCGCTTAATAGTTCTTCAATATACTTAGAAGACATATTGTAGTCTCCTACAGTTTTGATAACTATATCAGTGATAACATTTATTCTATCACTTACCAGTGGGTAATTGTAAGGGATAATATCCACTTTCCAGTTAGGTTCATTAAGCTCAAAGCCTCTTGCAATGAATACTTGTTTGTGCAAGCTTAGCAATGTGTTTAAAGTTAATGTCAAGAATGGCAAGAACTCACTTATGCTTATGTAGTAACTTTCAAATGTAGGCATATTACCATCATACATTTCTGTGGTTTTTGCTGTTGGAACTTCTGTACTTGGATATAGAGATTTAACATCTATATTTACAAGTCCAGATACTGAACATACTTTTTGAATTTCTATAAAACTTATATAAAGTTCTTCAACTGGTCTTACTTCTACTTCATAACCCATTCTAGTTAAGTTATTTACATAGCTATTAAGAGCACTTTCATAATCCTCTATACTAAGTTTAAAATCAAAGTCAAAATCATCTTCTACACAATACCCGCCTTCTAATATTGGGTCTGTAAAAGCTATGTCAAATCTTTCAAATGTTCCAACGGTTTTAAATAAACCAAATACTTCCCTTCTGTACAAACCAGATACTGGTACTTCTGGAATGCAGTCCTCATTTAGATAAGGAAAGAAGTCTGATATGACTACTTTCTTACTACCTGAGAACTTGTAAAGGTCGTCATAACGACCAATAGTTTCATTTATGTCAAAATACATTTACTTATTCCCCCTTTTCTTCAAAGTTTTCTTCTTTTACTCCTAGAACTTCATTTATATCATACATGACATTATTGACAGCTCTATCGGTAAGTTTTACTAGGTAATCTTTAGTCCATGTTTCAATGTTACCATTTGCTACAGTATTTACCATATCTACAACAGCTTTAATATAATCAATATTGAGATATTCATCAAACATAAACTTAACTTCATCTTCAGTAAAGGTACTTATTAAAGTACTATTCAGAACTATAATTTCATCATTGGTTATATTAACTAAATCTCTATTATCATCTGTTAAATCTCCAAAGTAAACTAATTCTTTATTTTCTCTTATACCTACGATAAGTTTATTCACTTTTTCAAAGTCTACATTAAGTTCTTCAACTTGTTCATCTTCTTCAGTTTCATCTGCTTTAGTCTCTTCTATAACTGGTTCTTTTGGTATACCATCAGTTTTAGTTTCAACTTTGGTTTTAGCAACTTCTATCTTTTCTTCAGATTTATTATCTTCAGATATTTCAGGTTTTTCTAGTCTTTTATAATAATCACCGCCAGTTACTACCTCAACATCTATATCTGTAGATTTTAACTCATCTATAAATAAATCTTCTTCTTCTGCATTTTTTACAAGAATTTGATACATTCTAGTGCTCCATATTGAATGAACTAAACAAGTTGCCATTTCATCTTTATTTTTACCGAATACCACATCAAGTATTTCTTGTGTAGTTGGAGTTTTAGACTTTTCTTCACAGTCTTTCATATATCTTTGTAACTTCACACTTGCTATTTCCATAAGAGTAACACAAACATTTTTAGCTTCAACTGTATTAATATTTTTAATAACATCATTACCTAATAAATTATCTACATAACTCTTATCTTGAATAGCAACTGGCTTTTTTGTAACTGAACCATCTTCATGTTTTATTACAATATTTTTAACATATTTTCTTCTATATTCTTTGTAGTTTGCTCTTCTAAATGAAAAGAAAGCTCCTTTGTATAAGTAATTTCTCCAAAGAATATCTTCAAATTTATTTTTTAGTGCTTCAATTCTATTTTTATTCATTTTAAACATCACCTGTCTCCTTCTTTATTATTATAATCTTCTTGTATTTATAGCATATGGCGAACCACCATAAGGATCATCATTCAATGAATTAAGTGTTGCTCCTTTATTTGCAACTGAAAACTCTGCTCCAACAGTACTTCTACCTATAGTAGCTTTAGGGACTTCAACTCTTCCTAATCTATTATCAAAACTTCTATCTTCTTGATATCTAGCAGTTCTAGTTCCACCTGTTCCAATACCTAATTCACGAGCTCTACCTATTAAACCTACTCCAACATCATTAAGTCCAAAACTATCTGCTCCTCTATCAACTCTTGTGCTAAGAGGTTTTCTATTATTTAAACCAGCCCATTTGCCTCCAGTTGCTCCTACAGTTTGTACTTTCATGCCACCCATTCTATTTGCATTTCTTCCATTACCTCTTAAGTTACCTTCAACACTTTCTCTAAGTCCTCTTATTAAATCTAATGGACCTGCAAGTTGAACCATATTAAGTTTAGTTAATACATTTTCTGCATAAGATACATATCTTCCTATTTCTTCTAAGCTACTATTTTTGTAGTTATCAAATATGTTATCTAATACTCTTGCAGCACTATCTGGTAACATAGTAGCTATACTTGAGTTATTATAAAGTGTTCCTACGATACTTTCAAGAGCTTGTATCTTAGTTAATACTTCAGCTGGTATACTATTTTGAGTATCTAATGAAATAGTTACTGCTTCACTGTATTTTCCTATTACTGCAAATACTATAGTTGCATTTTGAGGTAAAGCTCTTTTGTAGTCTTTAAATTCTTCTGCAAACCATTCAAATACTTCTCTTATTCCATTTGTATTTCTATTTGCTACATAACCTGAAAGTTCATAGAATTTTCTTCTTTGATTTTCTGTAATTTTTCTGTCAAATTCATCATCTGAAACTTCTTCTAAAAGCTTTAAAGCCCAGATTTCTTCTAAACTTCTGTTATCAAATTCTTCATTATTAATTCTAAATGTAGTTTGTACTTTAGGTTTCTTTGCAACGAAGTTTCCATTATTATCTATTTCTAGATATTTATTACCAGAAGTTTCTTCTTCTTGGTAATAACCTGTATTGATGCCTGCATTTAAAGCACCTACTCCTTTAACTTTTGCTCCCATCATTCCACTTACTGCACCTTTTCCTTTAAAAGCATTAATTCCTTTTGCAGGAGTATTTAAAGCTGCTGTTAATCCTGCATTTATTTTTGCTGCAATTCCTCCACCTGTTCCAGTTGGTATTCTAAAATTCATTCCTGTACCCATTTTTCCTATTCCTCCTTTAGATATTATTTTTGGTTGTACACCATTAACTGTTTGAAATCTTGTTGGGTCTGTTTTCTCCCACTCTTTTAATTCTTTTACACTTGCTCCCAATGGTATGTCTTCTGGTATATCTCCTAAAACTTTCTTATATCCAGTTCCAGTATTAGTTTTAAGAACTGTAGCAGTTCCTATTCTCCCATACTCTTTTCCAAATATATCAAGTTTTACTTTAGTACCATTATAACTACCATATCTACCATCATATTCTTCTTCCTCCGCTTCACGAAGCTTTGCTTGTTTTCTTTGCTCAGCATAAGATTGAATATGTCCATACTTTTTTGTAGACATTATGTCACCCCTTATCCTCTGTTATTATATAATGCATTATTTACAAGTTCTGCAAAGTCAGATATTTCATCTTCTGATAAACTTGTAGTTTTTTGAGCTCCAGATAATTGAACATTTATGTATTTAATTAAATCTGTAGTCTTATATCTTTGTGATGAACTGAAGTTTGCATTAGATTTTCTTATATAAGCTTCTATTGCATCAGCTGACATTGTGTAATCTCCTGTTCTGTTTGGAGTATAAAGCTTCTTTATAAGATTTCCAAGTCTTTCATCATTTAGAAGTTCTGCAAGTAGAAGTAATGGTATTGTGTCATTAGTTCCATAAGTATAATTTAGAATATTTCCTATACTATAATCTTCTGGAATTGATATACTTGCTTGACTTCTTGTAATTCCTATTATTGCAGATACATCTGTAAATAAGTTACTTGCTCCATTCATTGCTGATAGGTAATAAAGTCCCATCATTACAAGTCTTGGATTGATACCATCTACAGCTTCAAAGAATACATCTTGGTTTATACCTTCAAATATTCTTGCTTTGATATAAGCTTCTTTGTAAATGATGTCAAATGGTGTATTATTTAAAATGTTAAACATATCACTTACTATTTCTTGGTATCTGTTATCTGCTGTTATAATATTATTTAGAGTTTCTATAGAACCTTTAGATAAGAAAGCTGAGTAGATTTCAAGTATAGTTCTATACATTTCTTCAACTTGACGAATTGAAAGTCTAGTTTCTCTAATAGTTCCTTGCTCGTCTCTACCCACTTCTCCTACGTATCTTCTTTTTGAAGATATTTCTCCTCTACTTCTACCTCTATCACCTCTAGAAGAGATATATTTAAGTTTCTTTAGTACTCTTGACATATTATTGAAAGCATCTGCTCCTGCAAATAAGTCAAGTACTAAGTCATATGCTCCTTGTGGTGCATTTTGTTGACCTACAAAGTCAAGAAGAGCTGGTCCAACTGCTAGTATCCCTTCTTGTAATTCTTGTGCTGATTTAAATAAACTTCCAACAGTTGCCATTCTGTTTATTATTGGAGCAACATCATTTGCATCTAAAGTTGCAATGCTATCATCTGCATGTATAAACTTAGATTTATCATCTGTTCTTCCAAAACTGTCAACTGCTTGTACAAACTCACCTTGAACTGCAAGTGAGTTTAATTGGATATTATTATTTTCATCTGTATAATTTATTATAGCAACAGCCATATCATTAACTGTTTCCTTTCCTAAATTATCAAGTTCAGTATAATACCCAGTTGGTTCTACTTGTTCCTTGCCATTATTATTGATAAAATTAATTATTTTATCAAAATATTTTAACATTGACTCTCCACTTACAGGTTTAAAGTAATCGAAAAGAAATCTAATCCCGTATCCTTCTTCTCCTTGCTTAAAATCTGTTTGTGCAGAGTCTACCAATTTTAGATATTCATCTACACTATCTTGGATAGTTAAACGACTACCTCTTACACTTCTTTCATCTCTGTCTGTGATTGCCATAAGCAAATCATCTCCTTTCTTAGTTTTATTTTTTATTTTCCTTGATTATATCTCTATCCCGAAAAATAAAAAATCTTCAAATCATGATTTAAGTTTTTTATTTAATAAATTCTTTTGGGATTATAAAGAACTTATTTTCACATTATTATATGTAATTAAATATTAATAAACTTATTCTAAATTATCTAAATCTTCATCATTTTCTAAGCTATTAAATGCTAAATCTATATCTTCTTCACTCTCTTTTAAAGCATTAATATCTATTGCTGTACCAAGATTATTGCAATAATATGTTCTTACACTACGACCATAATCAAATGGATGCATTTTCATAGTCTTATCAATAAGTGGAATTACACAAAGAGGTTTTTGTGGTTCTTGGAAGAACCTTCTTGTTTGTGCATCATTTTTAACTTTCTCACTCATTCTCTTATATCCGTCAATAGTTTCAAAGTCTCTTTCACTTGCTTTATAATAAGATACATCATCTCTGTCCTTTTTAACATTTAAAGCTACATAACTATCATATTCTATTACTTTACTATTACTATCCTTAGATAAAGGTTTAGCTATCTTAAATACATCTCCATACATAAGTACTTCAAGGTTATCTTTTACTTGCTTTGAACCACGAAGCATATTATCTCCCATAAGAACTAATGGGTCTATTATCTTAGAGAATTGCTGTACTTGAGAAAATATCATATTAGCTTCACTATCTAGCTGTTGAGCTGACACTATAGGAATTTGATACTCTATTGCCACTTGACGAAGTTCTCTTGCTTTTTGAGATAGTGCATAGGAACCGTCTGCTCCTGTTGCTCCAAGTTTTTTGCCTTGCTTTGATTTAACATCCATAAGACCAATATAATCTACTATTACCATAACAGGTTCATAACCTGCCATTTGATATCTTTTAATAGACTTTCTTATGTCATCTGCAGTAGGATTTCCAGTACTATCTTCATCTATAGTTATTTGGTCATCATAAACTATAGGAAGTTCTACCCCATGCTTTTTAGTTTCTTCAAGTATTAGTTTATCAAGTTCTTCTTTTGGAGTATCATAAATAAGGTTTTTATCTGAATATCCGTAGAAAGATAAATGTCTTTGAAGTAATTGAATAAGTTTCATTTCATAAGATACAAATAGAATACAAGGTTTCATACCATCTCTTACTTCAAAGTCTTCTTTCTTATTATTAATACTTGCATATATTGCTATATTTTGCATTATAAGTGATTTTCCATGTCCAGATAAACAGCATATAAGAACTAAACTACCAGGCAAGAAACCTCCACCTACTAACATATCTATACTTGGTATAGTTTTAATCTTTGATTTGGCTGCTTTATCTATTTGCTTATGTACTACTTCCCCTGTATCACCAAGTCCATTTTCGGGGTCTATTATCATTGCTTGATTTTTTGATTTATCTACTACAAGTAAATAAGAACGATTTTGTAAATCAAGAATGTGTTCCATTATAGTATCCATATACTGTCTTCTTGACTTACCCGGATTACCACCCTCTAATGATAATAAATTATCTTGTAAGTCTTCTACTATAGGATTTAATATATTTGCAATATTAATACTATTTATTCTTTCTATAAGCTCTTTTTTATATGCTTTATTAACTCTTCCATTCTCAATAACTGACACATAAGACTTAAGTTCGTCTTTAAATCCCATACCAAGATATATTTGAAATACTTGTTTCTTTTCTTCTATTTTATTAGCAAGTAAAACATCTAACATTCTATCTAGAAGTTCTTCTTCTTGTGTTGTATGTTCAGCTGGAATTGAATTTATAGCTTCTTTTAGGCTTATAAGAAATGTTCTATCTGCTGGGTCTGATAGAATGTATGTAAGTAACTCTCCTAGTAATTCATTTCCCATATTTTCACCTCTATTCTTTCATTTTTAAATCTATTTCCTTACATAAACTTTCAGGAATATCTAGGTTTGTTTTCTTTTTATAGAACTCATGTACTAGAGCATCTATATCTTCTATTACACCAGTTTCCATTTTAATTACTTCTTTTACTTCTACTTTATGTTTTACTTGATAGTACTTAGGTTTTATAACTTCCATAAATTCTTTCTGTTTATTTACAGTACTTTCATTACTATCTACAAGAAAAATAAACTTAAGTTCATCAACATTAAATGATTTAAAGTGATTTATAAGCTCTCTTATATCATCATTTATTAAATCTACAGTTACTTTTCTTATTAAAGGAACATCTTTATTTATAATAGATTTAAGTTCAAACTTATTATTCTTATTATCTATATCTACAAGTTGAAGTCCAAATACTCTATTTTCTGTAACTTCTCCTACATTGCTTATAGCTCTTCCAGTATAATAAGTAATTCCTTTACTCATAAATTCATGTACATGTCCACCTATAACTATAGTTTTTGCATAATTCTCTACATCTTTATAATTCATTACTAAGTTCTTATGTAAATCCCATCTACTATCTATTTGCTTTACAGCTGGTATTGCAAAGTTCATCATTCCATGAAATACTATTATATCTTGTGAAAACTTAATTTCACTTTCCATATCTTTTAAGAAATCTTCATATTTAGCATAGTAAAGTTCTGGAATAAAACCTATTGCTAAATCTTGTATAAACTTAGAACATATCTTATCTATATAGATTACTTTATTTCCCATAAAAGAAGTTATATTTTGCATTACATCTCCGTCATGTGAAGGTGTACCTCTAAGTACGATAAAAGTAGTTCCTCTTTTAACACAATTATCAGCAAGTGAGTTTACAAATTCACTTACTTCTTTAAAATCATCACTTTCTGCTCTTAAATTACGGCTATCTACGGTATCACCGGCAATTATAAAGATATCAGGCAAAAACTCGTCTATAGAGCCTATTAGGTACCTTAAAAACGATATTCTTTGGTCCTTTGGTATTCTTTCATAATGTATATCTGCTGTAATTAATATTCTTTTATTCATATTTCCTCCTATAATAAACTTTATTCTTATTACGATATATGCTTGTTTTTATTTTAAGGGTCAAGAAAAAACAAATTTTGGTAAGATTATAATTATATAAGTGGAGGTTAAGGGTCCAATGTTTAGTGTAGTGAATGAGTTATTTGATTTAGTTATGTCTTTTTTACAAAAGAATGGATATAAAGCTGGAGGGTTGGTTGCTACTATCTATCTTATTGGTCAAACAGACAAAACTAAAAAGATATTTATTAAAATAGTTACTTCTATTCTTAGAGTTCTTTTTATTCGTGTTATTAATTTCACTCTTAAAGTTACAAAAGAAGGGGGTGTTATAAATGACGTTATCAAAGATATTAAGAAAGCTTTGGAAGAAACTGACGAGAAGAAGATTACCGAGATTAAAGAAGAAGTAAAAGAGAATAAAGCTAATTTACAAAACATAAAACTTAACGAACTTAGAGTATACTTTGAACTTTACAGACCACTTGACGCAATTATTATAGATAAGAAATTATTCTCTAGAAGTAAGTTTTTTCGTAATATAATAAGGAGAAGAAAACTTAGGCGGAATAAAATATAGAAAGTACCTTACTACACATAAAATGTAGTAAGGTATGATTTCTTTTTTTATTCCCGTTATGAAAGCATAATATTATCTATACTTCCACGAACTCTCAATTCTTCAAGAAGTGTTCTTTTATTTTCTGTAGCATTTTGAAAGTCTTGTAAAGGAGGGTCTATTGCTCCATTACCTATATCTATTTTTAGATATGCAAGATTATTATTAAACATATCTATCATTAAATCAAGTTTACATAACTCTTCAAATCTTGACTCTAGATTAGTTGTAATAGTTGCAAGGTTTTTAGGATGCTCACATATAATAGTTAGTTCTTTATCGTATAATAAGTCAATCATATAACTACAGTTTTGAAGTACTACTGTAGCTGGTGGTCTAAACATAGGAGTCATATCACTTTCATTCCAAGTATTCATCTCTTGTTTAGAAAAATCCCACGCTAAATCTTTTATACCTCTTCTTATTCTATCATTAAAAGCAAGTATTACATTTTGCATTTCATACATTCTAACTGATTTTACTCTACATCCTGTTCTTTCTATAGCTTCTACTAGCTCATCTGGAAGTACTACTACCAAGTCTTTATAGTTTCCTGCATCATAGTGTTGGTCATTTTTAACTCTTGGAGTATTTGAAAGTAATTCTCTTAATGTATATGCGATAGAAAATCCACTGTGTCTATTATACTCCATTAAAGACGACTTAATACTATCTTTTATCTTGTAGTCACTATAAACACCTTTTAATATTCCATTTAAACCTATTGCTTTTTTCATTCTATATATTAAAGTATTAATATTCATATTAACACCTCTCTTAGAATATATCCATTGATAATTCTCTTAACATTTCTCTTTCAGTTGCTTTAGTACTTATTTGTACAGAGTGATTTATAGCAGCATCAGAAGCAATTATTCCTCTTCTTACCCATATATCATTCTTTTTATAGAATTCATCTATTCCAACACTTTCAGTACCTACACGACTATCAAGAGTTAAATGCATTCTTTCTCCACTTTGAACATCAACTAAACTCATATCTGTATTAGATATTGCTTTAACATCTGCTTGGTTTCCTACATAATCAATAGTAACAAAGTTTAATTTTGCTGCTTTATGACATCCACCAAATGCATTATCAGGTACAAATAAACCATGAGTTCTTATACTAAATGCTGGTATTTTACCTGCAAGTATATCATTTACTATAGTTAAATCAGTAAGAGAAGTTCTTATTTTAAATAAAGTACAATCTTCATAACATCTATATCCTACTATATAGTGAGTAACTAAATCTGGATTTATAAATGTAATGTCTTGAATTATATCTTGTATTTCACTCTGACTTGGAGCTTCTCCGGGATTTGCACTCTTAGGTGATTTAATCTTTGGATGTTCTTTGCAACCTTTAATTCCACCTTGGTTCATCTGTTTTAGTATAGCTGGAGCTCCTAATGCTTCTCTCATTTTATCAGCTGGATACCATCTACCATTTATAGTAGGTTTAGTATGGTCTATTCCATGTGTCCAGAACTCTAAATATGCAAGTCCAGACTTAAGTTTAATTACTTGGTCCATAGATATTCCAGCTAAGAAGTGTGTTCTTGCTGTATATTCTTGAAGTATAGCTCCTTCTGCTTCTGCTCCAAATACCTGTATACTATTCATAACAGGAACTGTATTTAACATAAATATATCCATTCCAGCACCTACAGTTTTTGTAGTAATTAGGTTCATTCTATTCTCATCTCCTTTATTATATATTTCGGTAAAAAATAAAAACATAGAGGAGAAGGATTTCTCCCTCTCCTCCTAGTTTATTTATATGTTAGTTCCAGTTATTTACAGGAGGTGCCATATATCCTTTTATTGAGAAATATCCACCAGCTGCTTTTATTATTTGAATTTTAAATCCAGACTTCATTTGGATATGAGGTACATTTGGTACAGTTTCACTTCTATATCCCATTGAAGAGTCAGTCATAGATAGAGCAACTCTTGTCATGAAGAATGTTTCTAAGTTAGGTTCTGCAAATTGAGGACAGATATTATAATCATGTACAAGTTCTGCAGAGATTTGGTCTAAGCTTGGTTCTTGTCCACCATTAGCTGCTTTAGCTTTTGTATATGCTGCATTATGGTCAGGCATGAAGTCAGCTTTGTTAGTTCCAACTATTACAGCTTTAACTGGTGATGGTCCATTATTAGTTCCAGCAGTAAATACATGTGCTTCTATTGGAGAAACTACTCCTAAGAAGTCTCCAGCTGTATCAGAACTTACTGTTCCTATAATAGGCATCATAGCAGGATTTAATGGGTTCAAGCTTTCAACATTACAGAAAACTGTCATTCCTACATTTTGTGTATTAGCTGATTTAGCATAAGCAGTTGATAGACCTTGGAATAATCTAGAAACTCTCATGTTATAGTTTTCACCTTTATTTAAAGCATTAGCTTCTGCTAAGTCTAAGTTAGAGTGAGCCCAGAATTCATAACTTTGGTAGTTAGGAATTGCATCTTCTAATTTTCTTTTAGCTTTTAAAGCTGTAGTCATTTCTTTATATCCATTTATAAAGATATTTTCAGCAAGATGAGATAATTCTTCAGTTCTTGCATTGATTTCATCTTCAACTATTTTTCCAGAACCAGTTTTAGCTTCTAAGAAAGATACATATTCAGGGTTGAAGTTTACTTCTTTCATGATTACAGGTCCTGCAGTAATAGTTACTTTATGAGTTCTGCTTTCAACTTGTGATAAGCTTTGTTCTACTCTTGGTAAATCAAGTACTTTTACTTCAAATTCTATTGATATGATATCAGCAGTTAAAGTAGAAGCTGATTTATTAAATCCTACTAAGATTTCATTTGTTTTTGCATCAAAGTATAGATTTAATATGTAGTATTCTTGAGGTTTAGTTGCATCTGGAGTCAAGAATAATACTCTACCATTATAATGGAATTCAGTTAATGGAGTACCTTGGATAGGAGTTCCATCTGTATCATAGATTTGACCTTTAAATTTATTTGCAGGTGCTCCTGTAGTTTCTCCAGTTAATAATATTTCTTTTATTTCAAAAGAGAATACTGCTTGTTGGAAAGATTTAAGTATAGCTTCTGTTTGAGGAGCTATTACTTCATGAAGTTTTAATTTCTTATTGAAGTTAGCAGTTTGAATTACTAATTTTCTTAAGAATTGGTTCATGTAATCTACATCATTTGGAAGTAATCCTTTTTCTTTTAAAAGTCTCATATCCATATATCTGAAGTAATCTTCTCTTTTGATTTCTTTCTTAATTTTACCATCTTTATCTCTGAATACATAAACTTGTGATTTATGTTCTATTGGCATTGAGCTTTCTGGTGATACCATATTAACAGTTTTAATAAGTTTAGACCAGATAGTTCCTGCTGAGTTTACCCATTGAGCATAGAATTCAAGTACAGGATAATGTAATGCATAAGAAGAACCAGCTTGTAATGCTTCCCCTGCAGTCATATATGTACCATTAGCTAAGTTAATAAATCCAGAAGCTGCTCCATTCACTATTGATGCCATACCTGTAAATAAGATATCTTTTACAGTATTTTTAGCAAGATTAGCTTTATATTCAGCTGCTTGTCTATTTGGAGTTTCTGCTTCATTAGCATTTATAAATTCCATTTCTTTATCATATCTTGCTTTAGCAAATCCAGCTATTTCTCTTAAAGGAGCTGGTAATTTTTCCCAAGCTGCTTTAGAAGATAAAGTTGCATCTATAGTTTTATTTATTGCTTCTTGAGCAAGAACTAATTCTGCAGCTCTTCTTTGTTTATTATCAAATAAAGCAGAGTTAGGCATATATTCTTGTCTTTGTCTTAAAAGACCACACATTGCTTGTAAATCTTCTGCTCCCCATCTTTTTATTCCTGCCATATTTGCATAGACAGTTCCATCATCTTTACCAATGTTTCTTTTGCTATTTTTATTAGATAATGTACCATTGATGCTTTCATATCCGAAAACTTCTTTGACTACATTATTCGCTATTTTTCTCTCAAACATTTATTTATTCCTCCTTAATTGAATTATTTTTTGATTAGTTTTTCTATTTCTTTAAGTGTCTTCATTTCTGTTTTATATACTTGATTTACATAGCTGAATACGAATTTTGCTACTTTAGCATAATTCTTATTGAATGTTTTAAGCATAGTCTTATTATATAATAGTAAATCTTTAGAGAAAGCAACTGAATTTTCTGGTTTTTCTTTATCATCCAATTTTTCAGGAGATAAAGTATCGCCAACTACAGTTTTTATTTCTTTTAAGATATCAGTATTAATATCTTTGAACCAGTCAGTAATAAGTACATTATTAAATGTAGAATAGTAGTTAAGTGCAGCACCTGGTACTGTGTCTTTTACTTCTTGAACTGCTATCTCATCTAATTTAACAGCTAATCCTTTATTACCTATATCATCCATAACTTTTATATATCTATCAAATCTTTCTTTAAGTCCATCTTCTAATATTTTAACAGGTTTTTCTTCTCTTTTAAAATATGCTTCAGTAGCTTTTTTAACTACATCTAAAAGGTCAGTTGCAACTAGTGGCTTATTAGCTATATTTTCAACTGTACCTTTAGCTAGACATGATATGATAGTTATAAGAAGTATCAAAGACTCATAGATAGATTGACTAGGAGTTAAGTCCTTATTAGCTCTCTTTATACTGTATTGACTAAGAGTAGAACCATATGAAACATATTGTGCGGCTCTTAATACATATGCACTCTTAGATGTAAGGAAACCTCTATTTGTATCATTAGGTTCTTCAACTTTACCAGTTAAAGTATTAATAAATGTTTCATTAAATCTACCGTAACTGATTTTAGCATCTCCATAATCTTTTACATCAAGTCCTGCTTTTACAGCATCATCAAGTTCTTTAAGATATTTCTTTATCTTATTTAGCTTTCTTGCATAACTATTAAAGAATAGCTTTATATAGTTTATAAGTTTTTCCCAGATTTCTTTAAGCCAAGCACCTATTTTAGCAAGTCTTCCTTTTTTCTTTTCTTCAGATGCTCCACTTTCTGTATCAGCTTCTAAACCTATAACATCAATACCAAATGAAGTTATAGCTTCACCTAAGTTAGCTATATCTTCCATAGCAGCAATTTCATCAACGTTATCATCTATATAATCAGAAGAATTAAAGATACTCATTTCACTTTCTAAACCAGACATAATCTCAGAAAAGTTTTCTTTGACTAATTTTTTAGATAATGTAAAATACATATTATTCCTCCTATTATTTCATTAATTTAACTACTTTAGCTGCATCTGATATTGCTTTATTAGATACAGTTGCAAATCCTTTTAGACACTTATTGTAAACAGAAGATTGCTTTTTAGCTAAATGTCCAAGAGATTTCAAGCTTTCTGATAAGTTAGTTAAAGTAGTCTTATCATCAGCTGATATTTTATCATCATCAATTTTCTTTTTAACTGCTTTATGAACTTTCTTAACATTTGTAAAAGCTGTTTGGAAGTCTTTTATAGCATCTTTACTATTTCCTTCTGTATTTTTTCTTTCTTCAGCATATTTTTTTATATCATTTAATAAAGATTTACAATTTGTCAAAACAGATGCTGCTGCTAACTCTTCAGTATCTTTGATACCATTTAAGTTTAATTCCTCATCAGTTTCATTATACTTTTTATCTATAGCTTCTATTTTTAATACTTTTCCATCTAATGCAATACCAAAATGGTCAGCATAAGCAGATACGAAGTTTTGAATATCTTCTGGAGTATCAGCGGCATTTTCAGCAAGCTCTGGTAAAACTACGCTACTTTTTTCATCTGCTTTTGCATTTGTAGAATATATTTTAGTAACTTTTTCCCATTGAGCTGGAAGATTTTTAGTTACAGTAATAGTTTTACCATCTAACTTATTACCCTTATTAGCTTCTGCACTTTCAATACTATCAGTAATCTTCTTAACATCATTATAGATAGCTGAGAATACTCTTCCTGATATTCTTTTGATTTTTAATAAGTGAGCAAAGTATGCTGCTGCATTAGCTATAAATCCCAATATAGTTTTCCATGCTCTTTTGAAGAAGCTTTCTTTTGTAGTCGCAGCTGCTGCTGACTCTTCTTCAGTTTTCCCATCTTCTGCTTCAAATCCATACATTTTGAATGCTTGTACTGGATTTGCTCCATTCATGATATCTTGGATAGCTCTATTTGCATTTACACATTCAAGTGCAATTATAGTAGCTTCAGATTTAAAAGCATCTGCTTCATCATTAAGTCTTTGAAGTTCTGCTTCTAAACCACCATCATATCTTGACTCATAATTTTCTCCTGGTGCTCTTGTACCACTCACGATAGCTTGAACATCATCTAAATTTTCTAACCCTGCGAATGGATTAGTTACGTCTATGTTATACATTTTTTACCTCCTTGAAATATAAATATTTATTATTACCTGTATAGGTAATATTTTAATCACAACGATTGTTAATTTGTGAATTTTCTACATAGCAATTAAAGCTTCATAACTAAGTTTTAAAGACTTTGCTATAGTATGAAATTCTATATAATCTGCAAATAAATCTTCATATAGTTTAGAACTCATATTTTTAGTATATAAATCTAAACTTTTAAGAAGTTCTTGATACTTTTCTCCTACTTTATGAATAGTTCTTTCAACATTAGGATTTACATGTGCTTGAGATAATGCAATTTCCATATTAGATGCAACTATATTACGAAGAGCTTGGAATTTCTTAGGAAATTCAAGTGTTTCTCTTATTTGTGTTGATTGGTCATAGTCTTCGTTTAATGCATCTTTACGAGAAATCTTTTTAGCTTTACCTTTTTTACTACTGTCTCCATTTTCATCAGCATAGTCAGCTGTATCGTCTCCAAAACTACCAAAATCATCTGAACCCATGTCTCCAAAAGCAGAGTCATCACCTAAGTCATCTCCTGTATCATCAGAGAAGTCTTCTCCAGTATTAGTGTCATCACTATCCTCTCCGACATCTCCTAGGTCATCTCCTCCAAGAGAACCAAAGTCATCATCTGCTTCCATTCCAAGTCTAATCTTACCTTTTTTAGATGATAGTTTAATTTCATTTAAATCATAAGTTGCAAATAACCCTTCTAGAGCTATTTCTTCATAGTCCTTTCCAAATGGTCTATTTTCTCCTGATTTCTGATTATCAGTGTTGCTACTGCTAGGAACACTGTTATTAGAGCTAGACTCACGTAGTGTTTTATACCATCCATCATACTTCATAATACCTCCTTTTCTGGATTTAAGAGACCATAATCTTTTGATTTAAACTAATAACCCCCACCTGTTCTCTCAACTTCATTAACTTTAGAGTATTCAAGTTGAGTTTTTCCAGTAATTTCTTTCTTGTAATTTTCTACTTTATGTTTCATAAGAAGAAGGTGTCCACGATACTTCATAAGTTCCTCTATCTTTTTAGTATCTCCTTCACTTTCAGCAAATCTGATTTTCATATCTACTGTTTGAATAATAGTATTAACATGGTGTTCAAGTGGTTCCATTGCTCTTGCTCTTGATTGCTTTGCCATTCTATTAAATATATACCAAGCTAGAAATCCTGCTATTATATTTCCACATAGGAAGAATGAAGCAATTCCTATAGTTCCAGCTTCTAACCATCTTTCTACTTTACCAGTAAATATGTCTAAATCATCATTTAAAGCTTTTATCTTAAGTTCTTCTGTTAATTCTTTTTGTGTAGTATTTTGCTTTATTAAAAATGTTCTTCTTATGAACTGGAATATCGTAGTTGCCATTTCTTTAGGAAGTTTAACTATTGGAGCTAGAATTCCATAAAGTGTAGAACCTGCTCTTATTCCAATTTCTTTAATAGTAGATAGAATGTCAGCTACCCCCTCTTCTGCATGGATATATTCTCTTCCATCATCAGTTATCTTATTTACTTCTTTAACTTCTGGATAACCTTTTCTTAATTCATAGATATCTTCTATAGGAAGTGTATCTACGACTTCTCCATTAAGAATAAATACTATTTTCTTATTAGAGTAAAACTCACTATCATCTAGATATATAAGAGGATAAATGTTTCCAGTTTCACGAAGTACTAGAAGTTCATTTATAACACCATTAGGCTTTGCCTCATCTCTGCTAACGCCTATCATACCTGTATCTCTAGGTTCATTTATCTCTTTTTCAAGTCTTACATTTCTTATAACTCTAGAAGACTCATTATCTTGCTTTTCAAGCAAAGTAAGAGTTAGATACCTAGTTTTATCATCTTCTTCATTTTTAAGAACTATTGGTAAGAAATCTATATCTGCTATTATATCTTGTGGATTTTCAAGCAAACCTAAATCTTTATCTACCATAAGTTCTGCTTCCATACCAAAGCGTTCATATAGTCTATAATAACCTTTCTCTTTTGAAGAGATTACTTCAGACTCAACAGAATATTCAAAACTAGGAAAAGCTTTCTGTATTGCAGAACATATTGGACTTATTATATCTGTAAGTTCATCTATGATAATTCTAAATCTTTCTGCAAGTGGAGCTGGTCCATAGATAGTATTTTCATTATCAGGACAGGGTTTTGTGATTTCAGTATCTAAATTAACTAAAAGAGTTTCAGTATCAATTTCAGATATCTTACATATAGGAATTACAAACTTGTCTCCAATGAATGAAGTTTCTTCTTTTCTTACAAAAGGTGATATTATAAATAATGTTTCTTTTCCGAAAAAGAAAGGAATAAATGCTTTCTTATCGTTACTAAATATAGTCGCAACTGTTATAGGATAGAAGTATCTATCATCAATAGTATCTTCAACACCTATAAATCTTTGACATTTAGTTCCCGGAAATATCAAATATAGTATATCTTCAAGTCTCTTTTGTAATTGATAAGAAGAATTATCAGAAAGAGTATTGAGTTTTATCTGAGTTGTGTCATTATAGAACCCATATTCTGCTTTATTAAGGCCAGTATATGAAATATCAGTAAGTTTAGAGTTTCTGATAATCTTATTGGCACGAGAAGCGATTATGAATTCTGTTAATTCAACCATTCTTTTAAACCTCCTTTTTAGATTTTTACCTTTAATATAAAGGGTTTTTAACAGATATTTTTGTTTTTAGCTGAGTAGAACCGAAACAATTTTGCTATGTTTAATTACATTAATATAAAAAGGAGGAAATTATGAATACTTTTAAAACACTTTTCAATGCTGTAAGTTCTATACCTTATAAAAGGTTTATAGAAGAGCATGAAAATGCAATTAGAACTTTGAATTCTCTATGTAGTAGAGCTGTAGATAAAGTATTTAGAGATAAAGGAGAAACTGATTTAAATCTTGCTACTTCATATATAAATCTACTAAATAAACATGGAGGATATGGTAATCATGATGCTAAGTTTGATGGAGAGCACGAAGCTTATCTTCATAAGTTATTTAGAGATGACCAATTAGACATTATGAAGAATAATGCTGCAAGTATAGCAAAATCAACTATTTGGTGTGATATGGATAATGGTTATGAATTTGGTATATTTGGAACTATTAAGCTAGGTGATAGAAGCAGTGCTTCTCTTAGCAAAGATATAGAGGGAAGTAGTAGCTTTTCTTATGTAGGAAATGACGAAGGTGTTTCTAATAAGCTTCAATTTGATATAAAAAGTGCTTGTATGGTTGGATGGAACTTAGGAGATAATGTTGAATATAATGATTTTAAAGAACATATGAGTTTCTTATTTGAGTTTTCTACTATTCTTATAAGATTTATGGGTTCTGATAGATATCTTAAGAATAAAGAGCTTTATGATGAGTATATACTTGATACTTTAGTTCAAAGAATGCTTCTTCATATTAGTAATTATCCATTATTCTTAAAGACACTTTCTGATTTAGGAATGTTAGAAACTAAGAAAACTGGAGAAGTAATGAAATATGCTAAACTTAAAGAAAGTAATATAGTTTATGTAACTAAGGTTTTATTCATTTATAAAGTATTTTATGATATGATTAATGAATGTAATACTTCTACTCTTATAAGAAGTGTTTCTGATATGGTTTCTTATCTTGATATTAGTTTAAGAAAGGTATCTACAGTTGAAGGGCTTACTAATGCATTTGATGTGATAGCTGGTTCTAGTAGAAGATATGAAGAACATGGTCTTAGATATATAGACTATTTAATTGGAAATACTTATAAAAAGATAGATAAACTTAAAAGAAGTTATATTCTAACAGCTGACTATGCTGCATATCAATTAAATGGAGGAAATAGAAAGCTTAATGAGCTTAATGTTGCTTTAGAAAGTTTACAAGAGCAAGAACTTCCTGAATATACAACTGTTGATACTATTACTTTAAAAGAAATAGATAGTTTAGTTGATGAGCTTGTATCTTCTATGGATAATATAGTTCCAAGTGATGAAGATAGAATTAAAGAAGTAGTAGATGCACAAGTTCAAGATATAATTCCAGTTAGTTCAGATGCATTAGAAAGTATTAATGTAACTAAGCAAAAGAATTATACTAAAGCAGAACTTATAGGAATGCTTGCAAATGGACCAGCTCAAAAGTTTAGAAAGCTTGAAGCAGAAGCAAATACGCTTATTGCAGCAGCTATGAATTGTGATGATGTAAATACTCAAAGCATAGTTCTTCGTAAGATTGGTTCTTTTGTAAGAGTTATAGGTGTTTACAGAAATCAATATAAGAATGATGATATATTTAATGCTCTTGCAACTAATTTAGAAGATAGAATGTATGAAATAAGAGATGCTCTTGTTGATAGAAACTTCTTTAAAGAAAGAGCTACTAGACTTTATGGTGTAGCAAGAGCAGATTTTAATTATTAAACTAATGTCAGGTGGGAGAAATCCTGCCTGACTTATTTGTAAGGAGTTTTTATGAGTAAATATGCAATTTATTTAGATGGAACATCTGATGAGAGTTTGAAGTTTCAGAAGTTCCTTAAAAAGAATGGTAGTAACTTTACTTATACTAAAGAACTTATAGAAGCTGAGAGTTTTGAAGATTATCTTGCTATGATTGTAACTAAAGTAGTTGATGAAGATACTAAAGACTATTATAGTGAACTACTGGAAATGAAGTATGCTGATTATCTTGAGTTTAAGCAATCATGTATTGATATGATGGATGAGTATATTAAATCTCTTAATGATAATAAAGATGATTTAGATTATAAAATACCATATCATAAGATACTTAATGGAAACTTTGTAAAATTATCTCATAGTTATGTAACAGAAGAAGAGAAAGTATTCTATAATATAGATGGACTGCCTGATGAGATGTGGGATGTTTATCTTGATACAGATGATAATGGAGTATTAACTGGAAGATTTCAAACTGTATACTATGATATAATTACAAAGAATAAGCAATTCTGGGATTTCCATTTATACTTAAAGAAATATAGTGAGCTTTCTGGTATTAAATTTAATACTAAGGCTCATCTCATGTGTTTCGATAGAGATTTACTTGGAGTAGATACATTTATGAAACTGACTCCTGAGATGGAGACTAAAGTTGCACAAGAGGGAAGAAGAAATCCTTGGTTTCATATGAGAGAATGTGCAAGAATAGTTAAAAACCAAGAAGTTACAAGGTTTGAGATGACTATTCAGCAATATGTATTTATATGGTTATACTGTCAGAATTTCAATACTTTCTTATCAGCACCAAGACAGATTGGTAAAACTTATATAGTTACACATTTACTTGCTTATGAGTTTGCTTATGGTAGCAGTGACTTTGATTGTGGATTTCTACACTATGAGTATAATAGAGCTGTAGATAATAAGAAAGACGTAATTGATATAGCTGATAACTTCCCTGAATTCCTAAGATGGCATCAAGTTAGAAACCGTGTCAAAAAGGGAGTTCAATATAAGAATGTAGAAGCTTCTATTAAAACAGGAAGTAAAGAAACTAGAAATGAGCAACTTAATAACACACTGGTTGCAATAGCTGTCTCTCCTCAAGAGAAACAAGCAGAAAAAGCAGGTCGTGGACGTAGACTTAGATTTATGTTATTTGACGAATTTAACTTCGTTAAAAACATTATGGCAGCTATGAGTGGGGTTCAATTTGCAACTACTACTACACACGATTTTGCAAGAAAAAAAGGAATAAGACACAGTATACATTATGCATCTACTGCTGGAGATTTGACTACTCTTGCTGGTAGACAGATGTATGATGTAGTTACTAATAAAATATGTAAGTTTGATAATAAATTACTTGCTATGAGCTATGATGAACTTAGAAATTATATGCTTGCAACTAGTGAAATGAATTTCTTCTTTGTTGAATACGGTTATGCTGAACTTGGAATGAGTGAAGCTTGGTATGATGAAAGACGTAGAAGTATTCCAGATGGTAAGAAATTTAGAAATGAAATACTTATGGAATGGGTAAGTAGTTCTACAGATAGCTTATTTTCTCAAGAACATATAGAAAGAATAGAAACTTGGATAGACGCTACTCATTGGGATACATATCTTCTTGATAATAGATATATGATTGATTATGTAAAGACTAAGAATAGTAATAACTTAATTGATGAACTACGAAACTTTAATGTAGTTGCTATGGGTATAGATATAGCTCACGGTGGTGGTGGAGAAGCAGATAGTACTGTAATCTACGCTATGGATATGGAAACATGTATGCCAATATTTGAATATGCTACTAATACTCTTCTAATACTAGATTTTATATATGTGTATAAGAAGTTTTGCGATTTGATATGGGAAGGAAATCCTACAGCTAAGATTATATCTGCTATAGAATGGGATGGTCCAGGTCAAGATGTAATTCCTATTATAATGCAAGACCCTAAGTATGGTAAAACAGTATTTGCAAGAGATGTTTATTATGCTCCAGAAATAGCTGATAAAGGTATAAGTGGAAGTACTAAGAAGTTTAGTTATGATACTAAGACACTTCCAGGAAGTAGAGTTAAAGGAAGAAGAGATTATATGACTCAGACTTTACTTACTCAGTTAGTTGAAAGACAGCCTTATGTATTTAATCATCCTAAAGCTGTTGATGAAATTAAGACTTTAAGAGCTAAGAAAGTACTAAAAGGTGTAAGAATAGAAGCAAAGAGTGGTTCTCATGATGATAGAACATTTGCAAGACTTCATGCTAATGGTTTAGTGTTTGATGATACTTATAGAGAAGCTGTTTATAAGAAGTTTAATTATGTAGTTGACTTCCATAAAATTAAGTTCTATGATATGAATGAACATAAATTAGGGATAGATGATATTGCAAATAATAATTATCTTGATAAAGAAGGAGAACTTAACTTTAGAGAATACATAAGATATACAGATAATATGGAACCAGTTGATGATATCTATTGTACTAAAGTAATAAATGGTAATATAGTTAGACTTACTTTAACTGAGATAATAGAAGAAGCGAAGAATAACCAAGCACTTGCTGATTTAGTATTTAAAGTTACTAGTAAAATGAAAAGTAATGTAAATATGAGAAGTAATCCTTTTAAAAATAGAAGTGACGATAGTTTAACTGGAAGTGAAGATGGTTATGTTATGAAGAGCATAAGAGATATGAGCTTTTATGGAAGAGAGAAAAAAGAAGATGAAGGACTTCTATATTAGAAGTTATTACCCTAGAGATTAGTTTCTCTAGGGTAGTCTTCTTTTTTATTCTGCTTAATCTAAAACAGTTTTTACATAATCATCTGTTATATCTTTAAAGTAGAAATCAGATAAACGAGTACCGTTAGATTTAGGATATTCAGTATAGATTATATTTGCAGCTAATATTTCTGCAACCGCTGCTGATAATGGAATTAAATGTTTCATATAATCTACATATTCCTTTTTAGGAAATATAGATATAAAATCATTTAACAAATCCTTTCTTATTTCAGCTTTCATGTTTAGAAACATTAAGAAATATTTATCATTTTCTAACATTTCTTTCCAAGTATCATCTTCCATAGCTCTAGAGTAATAGTAGTCAGATTTATTCATACAGTTTTCTATTACTTCAGAGATTTTAACTGAATATTTGCTTTTTAAGAATTTATTAAGATTATTAAATAAATCTATAAATCCATATTTTGCATAATCTTCTTGAAATTTTATAGCAGAGTTAGTCATTCTGTAATTAAATACAACTATTAAATAACAGAATAGATTAATATTAGCAGAGTAATTATCAATAGCTTCTTCACCTGCTCCTAAATAATTACCATACATAAGTTTACTAAATAAATATGGTGTATTTTTAAACATGTCATTAACTTCACTCATGATATAATCTATATGACTATTATAGTCTTCAATAATGTCTATCTCTTCATGTTCAAATCTTAGCAAAGTTCTTAAATTATATTTTGCAATATCTTTAAGTTCACCAAATTTCAAAACTAAATCAACTCCATCAAAATCCTTAAGTAATACATCTTTTAAATCTCTCATTTTAAACACTTCCTTTTTTATATTTATTTGCAACTAATGTTACATTTTATTATATATATATGATTTTTTAGCAAGAAAAGAAGAAGTACCGAAGAAAAAAACAGAACTATATTTCAAGCTCTGTTTCTTTTTATAACTATAATGAAATATTACCATTCATTATAGCTATTCTTACTATCAAATAGAGATATTAATTTCTTAAAGTATTCACCTTCTTTTTCTAGATATTCAACATTTATTTCAGATAAAGGTTGTACACAATAATCTATTCTATCAGATACTCTTTCATCTCTATTATTTAAAGCTTTAACTATATTGCATTTACTTATAACACTTGCATAAGCATCTGCTATAGTTTCTAAAGAAGCATGTATAGAAGATATTTCAGTTAGTGAACCTTTAGAGTATTTTTCTTTAACTATTATAGAATTCATAAGTATTTGGTTGATTATTTGAGCTTTATATTCTTGTTTCATTATATAATGAAGACCAGATACATTGAAATTCTTTACTTTATTATTTAAGTAATTAGTTAAAGAACTATCTAAATTATTTTCATTCTTAGTTAAATAATCAGTCACTATTTTACTAATTTCTTCTAAACCACAATCAATTTTAGATAAATACATGAAGCTATAGTATAGTTCTATAAATTTAGATTTGCTACAAGTTTCACCTTTTAAAACATAATTATCTTCTGAATATTTATCATCTTTATCTTCTAAAGAAGATATGATTAGTAAATGTTTACAAAGATTTTCATACATTTCATTTAATGAACCTGAGTAGTAATCTTTACTTAATAATGAATTAAATAGAATTATATTATTTCTATATATTTCACTAAAATCATTGACTACATTTTTGATAGTCTTCTTAGAAGTATTGATGTAATCGGTATTTAAAGATAATATTTTTACAGCATCAGCAAGAGTTTCTTTAACATCTTTGCTTTCATCTATTAGTAAAATATTACTAAAAATATCTCCTAAATCTTTACCTACTAAATTTCCTAAACCTAAATTGATGTTTTGTGTTGACATAATAAATCACTCCTATTCATTTTATTTATTTTTATAAAATTATTTTATATAGATAAAATAACTTTACATTTTATAATATATAAGCTATTTTCTCGTAAGAATTACATATATTTATGGTAAAACCATCCCATTACTACACTAAAGTGTACAACTACTACAATTATAATCATCTTCTTTAATGTCTTCCAAATCATTATAATACACCTCCTACTTTTAATATTCTAAAACATGCAATACCTAATCCTGCAACATATCCACAGAACATACCTAATGCAATCACAAATCCTCTTAATAACATTTAAATCAACTCCTTTATTTGATATTCATATTATTATATTTAACTGAGAAAAAATTGCGAAAAAAAGAAAAGACATATCCTAGACAAATGATTTCTCAAATGTCTAGGATTATCTTCTAGAATATAAACTAACTCATATATGAGATAGCTTTTATATGAATTAGTTATTTTCTTATTTATATATTAAGCTTTCTTTTCTTCAGCAGCTTCTTCTGATATTGCATTGACTATATTAGTTATTCTTTTCTTAACTACACCGAGTATCCACTTGTTAGTAAGTAAAGCTATAGCTACATGTATAAGTTTAGACTTAGTATTTTTTACTTTAGCAATAACTTTTTGAGTTACTGTATCTACTATATCTGTAACTTTGTATCCTTTTGCTTTGGCATCTAGGATTTCTTGTCTTGCTCCTGCTTTTACAACAGTTAAGAACTTAGCATATCCTGCAGACCAAAGAGCTCCTAATACTATAATAGCTATTAATACGATTATAGCATAAGGACCATAAGGATGATTTAATACTCTTTCTAGTAAGTTTTGTCCAGTTTCCATAGTTAAATGCCTCCTGTTCTAAATATATAGCTATCTCAGGAGAATTGTTTTTGGAAGACTTTTATTTCTTTAAACCTTTACCTAAAGTATTAATGTCAAAAGCTCCATTTAAAAAGCTTGGCTTTCTATCTGCTGGAGTAATAAGTCTTCTTCCACCATCTGGATATGGACTTGGAACATGTGGATAACTTGAGTTATATGGAACAAATTCCTTATTTCTTAAATCTATAAATGTAACACATTCTACATTACTTAAATATAAACCTTCTAGATTATCTACATTAAAATCTTCTTTAGTAATATCTTCATGTATTACTAAAGTATTATGGAATGCCATAACTTGTGCAGCTAAATCCATAATAGTAAGTCTTAAGATAGCTTCATTATGGAATATACTTTCATTAAAGTGTTTATTAGTTGCATAAAGTATTCCTTCTTTATATTCAAAATATCTATCATAGAATACTTTATACATATCAAGATGTATAAATTGCATAGGTGGCATTTCTTCAAATAAGTCATTTATATTAGCAACTGCAAGTTTTAGAAGTTCATCTTCTTCTATTGCTCCTTCAAGTTTCATTAAATCTTCCATAAGTTTTAAATCTCTTCCTGTAAAGATATGTTTAACTTTAGGGTCTTCTTGTTCTACTACATAGTTATGAATGTATTTATATAGAAGACCAGCTATAGCTCTTTCTGTAGTAAATCCATCATTTAATGCAAAGTAGAACATCTTAGGGAATATTCTTACTATATGTAGAAGTTTGTCTATTTCTTGTTTTGCTACTTCCATATAAGTCGGATTATTTAAGAAATCCATTTCTTTACTTAAAGAACCACGAAGTTCAACTAAAGTCTTTCTAAATGCAAACAGATTTCTCATAACTCCATAATTAACTTCTTCATCAGACATATCAGTAAATTCTTTATGACCTATACTTGCAAATGCATAGTTAAGAAGATTATAATGTTTATCATCAAATTTCTTTTCAACTTTAACATATCCATCTTTTATATTAAACTTTCTAAGTTCATCAAGAACACATCTTAGATTAGCTTCATAAGATTTATTTCCTTTAAATATAGGAGCTGAATATACTTCATCTATAGATCTACCATCTATTTCATATTCAGAGAATTTCTTAATTACGCAAAGTCTTGCAGCAATTATAGCTGCTACATCTACAAACTTTTTAACATTCTTAAAGAAACTATCATTATCTATTTCTGATTTATATCTTCCTGTAGTATCATTTTCTAAGAAATTAGCTTTTAAATCTTCTATAAGTTCTTTTCTTATGCTAAGTCTATGAGATAATAGTTCACTTTCATAGTTAAGAGTACCAATAACTCCAACTTCTTTTATATGAGTACAATACTTTTCTTCAGCAAAGTATTTATTCAAACAGTTAAACATAAACTTAACTTCAGGACTATTATCTAAAAATACACCCATATCTAAAAGATTTCTTACATATATTTCAGAAATATCATTAGATAATTTATAGAATTCTAATTTATTTACTCCATATAAACAAGCAAGACTTAAAAGGTCATTAAAGTTAATTACCATAGCAGACATTTCTATATGACCTTTATCTCTATCTATTTTATTATCTGAGATGCTCATAGTTTGAGACCATTTATAGAAAGGAGAATTTTCTCCTCTTCTATTGAACTCATTAGTTAAGCTTGCAAGTATAAAGTCAGGTGCAGTATATAAAACTCTTGCAAAATTTTCTTTAACTTTATCAAATCTACTTCTTACTAGAGCATGTTCAATTAGAGGTCTATCTATAGAACTATTAACTAAATCACTAAGAGTTATAGTACTTCTAACTTTATTATCCATTAAGTAGTCAATGTGTCCTTTAAATACTTCAAAACTCATATCTCTATCTGCTCCAGATAAATACATAAGTACCATATCTTCTCTATCTTTTTCCTTACCATTATTCCACATAGTTTTAAATATTTCTTTCATTTTATATTTCTCCTTTCTCTTATAAGTTTGCAGCTTTAATTATTTCTAATACTTTTTCTTCATATTTAGTATTATTGAAATTAGTTCCAAATGCTACAAACATATCTTTCTTTTCTCCTAAATCATAATAAGATGTATCTTTTACAAGTGTTGATATCACATTTCTTGCTCTGTAATAAATAAGTGATACCATTTCTTGAAGCTTTTCATTTGCTTCATTTAAATCTTTACCTAATCTTTCTGCTCTTTCGTCTTGCACAAACTTGTGAGCTTCACGACTTCTAGGGTCATCAAAGTCTTCATTTACTTGAATAATGAAATCAGGCATAGGTATTCCTTCTTCATATTCAGTTGCTATAGTATAGTCTACAAGTCTTCTAAAATAATCAAAGTTAGTTAAGTAAGCACCAATAGCATTTTCAGATATATCTTTTACTCCATCTCTTAAAGCTTTTATAAGTGCATCTCTTTTTACAGTTTCATATACACCTAAATCAGAAAACTTCTCAATAAGCTTAGTAAAGAATATTTCTGCTTTTTCATCTGAGAAATTACCTTTATAAGCATCTAGATAAGCTGTAGCAAAGCTATAAACTAGTGCAGAATAACAAGTTCTATCAGATATTACTATTTGCACTTTTCCCATATCTTTAAGTTTTAAATCTTTTAATAGATTATCAACTATATTATGGAACTTGTAGTTTCTATTAGCTTTCATAACTAAATTCATACCTGCTTCTTTTCTAGTATCACTTGGAAACTCAACTTTACCTTTAAGAATATCACCTATTAACTTACCAGTTAAAGTTTCATCATAATCAGGAAATGACACAAGAATGGGTTTTAAGAATTTCTTCTTATCTAAGCTTTGAGTTAGATAATTAGTTAAACTCTTAGCAAATGTTCCTTTCCCAATACAATCTGGTCCTTCAATCCCGATTACAACTAGTTTAATCCCATAAGTTTCTAGCTGTTTCTTCATTAAATTTCTTAGTACGTTCATCACGTATACCTCCTTTTTTATTTATTAAATAGATTACTCTATTCAATCTACTATATATCATTGTGTTAAAATTGCGGAAAAAATAAACCTAGGGATTTCTCCCTAGGTCATTTTCTTTTTATAATCCCATAATTTGAAGTCTAGAACCGTCATGTGTCCATATTCCATAGAAGAAACCATCAGGTTCTGCAGTTGTACATATTTGTATATATGCTCCATTTAAAAACCCATATACCATATTTCCAACTTTAGATGCTTCTGTTAATGTTATAGTACCATTTGCATGTTGAATAGTACACACATCTTTATCAATGTTTACAATCAAACCCATAATTCATCACTCCTTTTAAAATTTATCATTATGCTACTTCAGATGATACAGCTCCCATATCTACTTCATGGATAGTAGTTGGTATGTCTTTTTCTTTAAGCTCTTCTTGAGTTAGAATTTGCTTTCTTTGAATATTTCTCATAAGAGAGAATAAGTTTTGTGTTCTTTTAGCTGAAGTTTCCATCTCTTTTTCAAGAATACTATTCATTTCAAGCTCATACCAAAGTGTATCTTCAAGTCCAGACATAACAGCTATAATAAATTCATCTCTAAGTCTACACAATTCAGGATTGTCCCCTGTATATTTAAAAAGAAGTCTTGCTTCTATGATATTTGTAGGTCTAGAATAGTTTCTAATTTGTAAAGCACCTTTGGCTCTTCTACCCATAACTTCATTTTCATGTTCTGCATCTTCTACTCCTTTAAATACATGTGGAGTTGCAGCATTAGGGTAGTTACCTGTTCCTTTATCAAGTATTCCTAAATCATAAGCAGTTGCTATTGCATGCATATCAGGGTCAAATGAACCATCTATATAAAGAAGTCTTGCTTGTGTTCTACCTTCATTACCAGTTCTTGATTTATTAAGAGTGATAGTAGTAGAATATACTGATTTAGAAGTGATATCTTGAAGACCGTATAAGTTAATTGGGTGAGAGTCTGAGTCAAGATTATATCCATCTTGTATTGAGTTATAGATAAGTATAGCAGAAGCTTTCTGTCTTAGTCTTTCTGGCATATGTAGTTTCCAATCAGATTGACCAGATTTAAATTCTTTTTCAGCTGCATATTTACCTATTTCTTTATTATTCTTCTTTAAGTGTACATTCCAAAGCCAAACTGCATTTCCATTAAAGAAATTAGTACAGTCATTTATAAGACCAGATAGTTTTAAAAAAGCTGTCATATTACCTTCATTTGCTACTACATTTTCACTATCTTTATCTTTTACATATTCAACAGATGTTCTTTTTGCTATCATAGAAGTAACAGTATCTAGAATAACGAAGTAAAATGGTTTCATCTTTATCATATCACCTGAATATGGGTCTTGGAATTCAACATATTTATCATTTTCTTTATCTTTAGAATATTCATTAGAAAGTCTTACTAGTTTATCAGTAATATCTTCAACTACATTCATATCCCAAACTTCAAAGTGTTTTTCAACTACTTCTTTTGGAAGTTTAGTAAGTTTAGATATTCTTTCTGAACTTGGAGAAGAAGAGTCTGAGTCTACTATTATTACTTTCTTAATAGGATATCCAAGTTTAATTGCAGCAGAAGCCATCTCTATAGAAAGAGATGTCTTCCCAATACCCGGTTTTGCTCCAAGTACATATTGCCATCCTAGTTTAAAACCACGCTCTGCAACTAATAGTTCTCCTGTCTTTTGGTCTCTAACATTCTGTCCAAGCATTATATCTATTCCTGCATATAATGTTGGTATAAACTGATTTACTCTTGTAATTTTAGCCATATTTATATCTCCTCTTTTAACTTTTTATTATATTATAAACTTGGCTTTGTTTTTAATTTTTAGTTATCAAAAGGTTCTACAAATATAGAATTTATGAAGTTATACTTCCATTCAAAAGTGTTATTTTTAAATGCAGTAGTTACATAACTATCAATATCTTTTAAAGAATATTCATTATTAGTATTATAGCTATTATTGATATAATCTTCTATTGCATCATAGATTTTTGCTGATGATTTAGCACTTACTCTATCTCTTAATACTTCAAATCCAAAAGTATCTATAAGATAATGTATCATTCTATAAACTTTTTGATAGTCTATAGTATATCTAGTATCTCCCATTTCTGACTCATACATAAGATTTAAAAACATTTTAACTAAATTATATTCATCTTTATTATATGGGTCTAAGCTCCATAGAAACATTGCCATTACTGTTTCACAATTTTCTTCATGAAGTACTTTCTTGAATATATTAGGGTGAGTATTTGAAATAGTTGTAAATGACTCCATTAATTTAAATATTCCAATTTTAAAGTTTCTCCATACCCAAAGCTTCATTTCATCATCAAACTTTCTCATTTCTTGTAATTCTCTTACTCTTTCAATCATAACATAACTCATAGACTCAGCTGACGCAACTACTGTTTTAGCAAGTGCTGGAAATACATCTTTTATAACAGTGTCTACATCTGGTCTTGGTACTCTTCTTTCTACATTAGTTTGAAAATAATTTACTTTTTGTGTGTAATTCATAATATTCCTCCTTAAATGTTTTTTATTTGCATATAGATATTTATATAAAGATGAATAAGTTCCTTATGATAAATACTATATTGAAATTGAATTTTAGTGGTTTCTTCTAACTTCTCATATCTATAAACAGGTGTTGATATTTCAGGTTCTTTCTTTGGTAAACCTTTACTGTCTCTTGCAAGTAGAATTTGCTTTACCCAATTCTTAAAAGGAAAGTAAAATGCACGATTTACCATTCTTATTTTAATATTATCTCTAAGATTTAAAGTAGTAGGATATACTTCTGCTTCTGCAAGTTTTATAAGTTCATCTTCACTTATTGGATAGAACTTCTTATCAGATAAATCAAATGGTTTATTCTTAGGAACTTTATAGTTATCACTAGTAAATATAAGTTTATCTTTAACTATAGTTCCATAATAAGATACATTATATTCATTATCGTCAAATTCTATTCCATCAAGCATTTCTTTGGTAAACATATCATTCTTATAATCATATTCTACCAAGCATGAGTTATTATAAGTCATTGCTCCATTATTTAAGAAAAAATACTTAGCATCTTTAGGCATATATTTTTCTTCTTGTGCATCTATTCTAAGTCTATTAATAGAAGTAAGAATAGATTTTACTGTAGAATAAGCAGTAAGTGTAGGTTTATCTATTACTTTTTCATATACTTTAGGTTTTATAACTTCTGTTATAGGTTCAGTATCAAAATGCATAAACTCTTTAATAAGTTCATCAAGTGACGGTAATCCTGAAGTTATATTTCCATACGATATAATGTCTCTATTTATCATTGCTACATTTACATTGCCAAGAGACTTTACTTTATTCTTATATTTAGCTCCTTTAAGAAATCCTACATATTTAATAGGTTCACCATCAGACTTTCTTATAATCTGATTTATAACTCCTACAAGTGTACTACGAGATAGGTTTCTTGTATACATTTGGAAAGGATAATGTGATTTTAAATCAAGATATAAAACAGATATAAACTTCATAAAAGTAGTTATATGTGCTTCATCTTTAAGAATAGGATAAGCTTCTAGTACATCTGAAACTATCTTTTTAAGTAAAGGGTCAGCAACTAGTCCACCACCAAAAGATACTCCTTGTGAAAGAGTGTATTTCTGTTTAGTATAATCAATATTTAGAAGTTTAGATATCTTTACTACTTCTTCCATCTTCATAGAAGATAATACTTTATTTATATTATTTCCGGGTATCATAGAAGACATAACTCCTACATCTGTTTGATAAGAACGAATAACAGCTATATTAGGAGATGGTGTTTCTTCTATATTAGTTTTAGAAAGTTGTACATAGATAAGCTTCTTATAGAACTCAGAACCTATCTTATTACATATTATAAGCAAGATTGAGTCAATAAGAGCATACATTGCATGTGTATAGAAGTCTTCATATGGTAAATACAAAATGTTATTGCATATATGAGAATAATCAAGTTTACCAAAACCTACTATACGATTTGCAGTATCTTCTAGATTAAATGTTGAGTAGTTACTTCCTCTTCTAAGGGAATAAAAACAAGTTTGGAAATCTGATATAAGTGTATGAGATATATTATTAAGATAAACCTTTCTTTCTGTAGGATTAAATTGGTCTCCTTTGAGTTTAGTCTTATCAAATCTATCTTTATTATTATCAGAAGCATAAGGAGGACGAATATTATCATATCCTATTCCTCTTTCATTCATAGTACCAAGTGGAAGTCCAAGCTTTTCTATTCTTTCTTGGAATGTTCCTATATCATATGGAGTATTAAATGCCATAAGTATATGTGGTTTATGCTTTGTAAACATAGTCTCAGTGGTTTCTCTTATAAATGTTGCTTCATCTTTAAAGTCTCTTACATGAATAGTAAGATTATCTATAAACTCATTACATGTGTCTTTGACTAATTTAATAGTTTTAGCATTAGCTTTAAGCTCCAAATGTTCTACTACTTCATGGAACTTTGCTTTTAAGTCTTCTTTAAACTTCTCTTTATTATTTATTAAGTAGTCTTGTCTTTTATATCTTCCATCTTCAAATACTGGGAAATCAATATAAGCTTCCTTCGTAAACTCGTCCACGAAAGTATTCATATTAATGTACCATTCTCCATTTTCATCTTTAGAAGTTTCTATATCGAAAGACGCATAATGAATATCTGGTATTGCTATGTCTGACTCAACTACTTTATCTTTATCATTAAAGTGATATTGTGTTTTAGATTTCTCTATAAATGTCCATTGCTCTATTGGGACATCAAGCATAAAGACTCCGGGATGAAGATACTCTGCTTTATAAGGAATGTTAGGCATAAGTATCTTTTGCATCTCATTTCCCCACTCATCTTTAAAGTATACTCTTTTACCTTCAAATAAAAGTTCTCTAGTTGCTTTATTTTTTCTAGAATATGGAACCATATATCTATCACAAGAGTCTCTTTTTATATATTCTTGAGGATATTTTGGAGTTTTTCTTGCGATAAAAACAGGAACTTCTGGGTTCTCATGTTTTTCTAGAACTGAAGTTCCTGTAGTTTTATTTATATAGATATTAAATAGAGTATCTATATCTCTATAGTAGTGAGTATGAAGCAGGAATAAATTATCGTCATGATTTACGATACTTGAGTCTGATGGGTAAAATGGTTTTGTATCAATAATCATTCTGGGTTCACCTCATATATTCTAAAACATAATTCTTCTTGTAAAATAGTATTAAGTATTAAATAGTATAAATTAGGAGCTATATCTTTATCAGATATTCTATAAAGAAATTCCATCATTATATAACCCATAGTATAAGAACTAAGTCTTAGAATAAGTTTATTAATAAGTTTTTTAGTATCATCATCTAAAGTAGCTTGATTTAATGTTATTGGAGTATCATCTCCTATAAAAAGAGCTACATAATCCAAAAATATATTATCAAATACTTTATGGAATGAATAGTTAGTAACTACAAAGTTGCCTCCTAGTTTATCTTTGTGCGAAGATGTATAAGTTGCAAATGCAGACGTTAGGTATTCAGCAAGTCTTAATATATGTTCACGAAATAAAGCATTACTTTCTTCAAGAAATCTATCTTCATCAAACATATAATCTATATCTTTATAATCTTGCTCAAAAACTCTTGATATAATAGATACTAGTTCTATTTCTCTATAAGATAAATCTTGGTCGTCGTTAAACCATACAGGTATTTGACGAAACATTGCTGCATTATCTATTATATTAGATACTTCTTCATAAAGTCCTTTAGTTTTATTATACATAATATCTTCTATTACTTCATCTATAACATTCATTGCTATAAAAGTAGTATTGATATTACATGAACTAAAGGTAGCTGAACCAATTATTTCATCAGATGTAACTTTTTCATCTTTTATAAGTTTTGTAAAATCAGTTGCTTTTATCTCCTCTATTACTTTAAAAGAATAAAACTGAGGAAATATGCCTTGCTCCATAAAAAGCATAAGAAGTTCAGGTATTTGCTTTCTAAGTACATATCTTATAAAGTATCTTCTTAGATGAATAGTTACAGCAGATACATCTTTTATAGTAGGAAAAAGTCTACTTTGATAAAAAATGTAATATAGCTGGTCAGAAACGAGAGCATATAATTCGCTCTCGTCTGCTCTTAGTATTTCTACTGCTCCAAGTATTATCCTTTCTATTATATTAGGTAAATTTGATAAAGTAATAGTACCTACTGTATCATATCTTGTATCATATCCTGCAAGTTCAAAAGAGTCTTTAAGAAGTTTTCTGAATTTAGAGCTTTCTATATCATTTATTGCTTCGTCTATAGTAATATTTCTGTTAGACATACAATTCACTTCTCCTTTCTATTTATTTAATTCTCTAATGGTTGTCGAGGATATTTCAATGAGGTTACCAAATGACTCTTTAAAGAAATACACATCATAAACACCCGAAACTAATAAAACCAGCATTGCAAATATTATTCCAAGCATACTTTCTTCAGAATAAAACCAAATATACATACAGATATATTCAAGTTCTTCTTTAAAATCATCATCTATATAATATTCTAAAGATAAATCTCCCCTTTCTCTATTTCTAGCATCTAAAATCTCGTAAAATTTATTAAAGAAATCTTTAAATTCAGGTACATCTTTTCCTTTATATTCTTGTATAGTAAGAAGAGTGGATGCAAAGAACTCTTTTACACACTCTCCTGGAAGTATATTTGCAAGTAAAGCATAGCAAGTAGTATCATCTAAATCATTAGTTGCAAATTGTGACACTTCTTCATAATCTTCCCAATTTAAATCTACATCTTCTTTTGCTAAAGATATATCAGGAAGTTCTTCTATTATTTTCTCTCCTAAGATAAATGGAATATTATTTCCTAGAAGAGGTATAAATTTTAAAATAAGGTCTTCATTGGTATCTATAGTATCTCCACTGAAATAACAGTTCAGTCCATATGAACCAATAGACATTTTAACTGCTGTTTCACAAAATACATTCATAAAAGAAAGTGTCATTTGACCTCTTGTTTCTAAGAATTTTGGTATAAAGAATAACTTTAGTTCCATAAAGAAAGTATCAATACCATCAATACTGTCTTTTATTATATCTTCAAGCAATACTACATTCTCATTAAGTCTTACACCTGTATCATTGCAAAGTAAGATATAACTCATTATAAATGGGTTTTTAGCCATTTTCCTTATTAAGCTATGATTTACCTCATCATATGTTCTAAATGCGTCTATTAGCTCTATAGTGGCTTTAAAATGCATTTCCATTAGTTTTTGGTTAGGATTTGTAAGTTCTATATTATTTTTAAAGAGCTCACATCTTTTTAAATACTCATTATATACATACTCCATAGTATATTCATTTACATATTCCATATATTCACCTCCTTAAATTATTTCTTCAAATGTTTTATTAAAGCTTCTTTGAAGATAAAGTGATACATTAAAAGTTTCTATAAAGTTACTTAGTTGATATACTGGTGTTTGATACGAACTATCCTCTATAGCATTATAAACTTCAGCAACTGCATCTTTAAATGTAATTTCATCTTCTTCAGTTTCAAGTAAATACATAATCTTAGTCATAATACAATCTTGACTATCAAATGTAAATATTACATTTACTAAATATAAGAATGCATCTGCTACTTTTGCAGATATTTGATATTTTGGTACATCTTGATTATATTGCTTAATATCATATTCAATATTAAACATTATATCATCCATTATTCCATCTAAATCAGATATAACTTCCTTATTAAGAATACTCTTTACTAACTCTCTGTCAAACTTTTTAAGAATATTAAGAGCAATATTAAAATCAGTATCTATATTATTATCAAAAGAATTATCTTGGTAGATATCACTATAGTACATAGTAACTACATCTGTAACCTCAATACAATCAATAATATTTTGATTTGTATTTTTAAATTCTTCTATTGTATCAGATAGTAAAGATAAATTAAGTTTAAAATCTCCTAATTCATTAACTAAAAAGTTATCATAGACAAGAACATCAAAGATTTCATCTGATTTATTATTACATGCATTTATTATAGTATCTCCTTCTTTAAGATAATTTAAAGAAAATCTAATACTTCTTCTCATTTCATACATCTTATATGCACATAGTTTAATTAAGTCTCCGTTATAATCAGTATTAAGCTCTTCAAATAAATAAGTTTCAAGCTCATAATATAAAAGAGAATTATATCTTGGATATAGAAAAACATAAACACACATAAATGGATAAGAAAGAGTTTTAGACACAAATCTCCTAATTAATTTACTAGGTATATCTACTCTAACTCTTTCTTTATAATTTATCTGTTCTGTTTGTATTATATCTTCGTATAGTTTATAAACTTTATTACATATCTCATAATGTTCAGTTCTATCATATTTCTCAAATGATGGAAGTATTTCATCTATAAGCTCTATATATGTTTCTAATAAGTTAATTATATCGTAACCATAATTCATAATATCACCACCTTTCAATTAGTAATATCTAACTTTCGTAAAATCAATGGGGATACCTTTAAATAAAAACTTAGTAAATTTAGTAAGTTCAAATGCTTCCTCATAATTATAACATATTAAATCTTCATAGAATATGTATATAGCTTTTATGCTATGATACATTACAAGCATATTAATATCTGTAAATACAGCTTCTCTGTAGTTATTATTAAAGTATCTTGCAAGTTGAGTATTAAGATTTTCATACTCTTCTTTTATAAAAGGTGAATTCCTAAATCCACAATATTTAACTAAGTTATTAACATAATCAATACAAGTTGCTCTAAGCTCTTCAAATTCTTCTTCAATATAAAGCTCAAACTCTACCATAGATGGGTCAAGATATGAATTATATGCATTCTTTTCCATAAAGTCAACTACTCTATATTCTTGCTCTAAAATCATATCAATATCTTCTATTACAAGTTCTAATATCTCATCAAGTACACATTCAAACTCAGCTAAATGTTTTACATTAACACACATAACTCTATTATATACAAATAGTACATCTGACAGTTTATTTACATATTCATTATAATCAGTTACATCTATTCCAGATACATAAATTGCATTAATTGCAGTATATAAAAGAAGAAGTGTCATCTCTTGTGCATTTTCATAATCACAAAGATTATCAAGATAGTCTTCTATATCATCATAAATATAATTTATTACACTTGTATATCTGTTATAGAGAGCTTTATTAAAATATACAGTCCAACTTACCATAGGATTTCTATTCATAATATCATGCATTATCTTTATTTTCTTATGAATTGGAATTTCTAAGTCATCTATATCTCCTATAGTTCTCCAAATCATATCATCATAATACATAAGTTCTAAATCATCTATATTTTTTCTCCATTCATATCTTTCAAATTTGCGGTACAAAAAAGATGGAACAGGTGTTTCCACCCGTCCCATAGTTTTATGAATTTGCATTCCTCATCAACCCAACCTTTCTCATTACATCAAGTTGCTTTTCTGGAATATGATAGTTTTGATATTCAGGAAGTTTCCAATAAGTTTTATAAACATCAGGCATATCAGTATTATCTGATACAAACTTATATTTTAAACCTTTCTTATATGCAAAACATTTAACTCTATCCCCACTAGGTGCCATTTCAAGTCTTTCTATATGTAGTAAGCTTGGATGGTTATAGTAAGGATAAGGTCTACTTTCATCATAGTTTCCATTTTCATCTGTATAATAAGCTTTAATGTAGTAAGTTCCATCTAGTTGATTTATATAAAGTACTGGTTCAAAGTCATCATTTTGACTCATAAGTCCATTTATAGAAGTTTTATAATCATGACCAAGTTGAGTTCTATTAACATCAGTTAAATCTTCACTCATTCTTTCTTTATATAAGTCCATTGCAGTTTTATTAAGAGCACTAGTAGTCACATTCTGTGATGCTGTAATACCTTCTTGAACCACTGTATTACTATTATAGATAGTATTTGCTCCAGTATTACTTGGAGCTACAGGCTGAGGGGTATCAACTACTTCTGCTGTTTTAATACCGTCTGACGGTATATTTGGAGTAGTTGGTATACTTTGACCTTCTATAACAGGTCTATATACATTAGGTTCAAAGCTACGCATTACTGGTTGAATAGTTGGAGAATTTCCATTTGTATATACATTAAGCATAGTACCTACTGTTCCACCCACATCTGTATTAACAGCTTCAGCAGGATTAATAGATGAGAATTTCTCTTTATTCTTATCAACATAGAACTTTCTAATATCTTTCTTAGTTTTAACTGCATCTAGAGTTGCTTTCCAGTTATTTTCATCAAATTTATCAGAAGTCTTAAGAAGACTATCTTTAGTCTGATAAGCTGCTGTAACGAAATCTGGTCTAGCATTACTATCTTTTAATTCTTTTATATACATTTCAAGCTCATTTAAGGAAGTCCGAACAGAACTTCCTTTTCTTTCATTACTTGCAATATACTTAGATAGAGCTTGTTGAAGTTGTGCTATCTCCATCGTAAGTTCTATTGCGTCTTCTTTTGGTATTCCAGTTATTTCAGAAGCTGGAACATACTTATTCTTCTTTTTAGAAGTAAAAAGAGATATAGTCCATTTAGAAGAAAGTGTTTTAGATGAGTTTGAATTCAGTAAATCCATTAAAGCCATAATTCATTTCTCCTTTTAATTAATATTAAAATGGAAATTCATCTTCTATTTCAGCATCTGTATGCGTTCCTTTTTCTACATAATCAGGAACATTCTTTATAGAGCTAGAAGTACTGTTTTCTGATTTTTCTTTTGCTAATTCTTGTAAGTAGAATGCATATTGAGAAGAAGTTCCACTCATTATAGCTTCAAGAATAGAAGATAACTGTTCCATTATTATAGTTGACTTAGGTACATATTGGTCTCCATCAGCTGCACTAAAGTCATTTAATGTAAAGTCTGCAATAACTGCATCTCTTGGGAATTCTTTTGATTTTCTAATATTAGAATAATCATCCCATCCATTAATTAAACCATATATCATAAATTTAGTAGTTACTTGTGCCTTTTGATTTTGGTCAAATCCTACATGTGTTATAAATCTTAATACATATAGTTTATAATTTGCATCTCCAGGACAAGAGAAAAATACATCATGAAGTGTTGTAGGTTTTGCTTCCTTACGGATTTCATACATTTTATTTCTCTTAAGTTTAAGATATTGGTCAATGAAGTTGATTTTAAGTATTGCAATCTTTTCAAGATTTAAAGTAACTGAACCCATTTCTGTAAAAGATAATTTACCATTTTGGTCTTTTTGTCCTTTGTCTATTGCAAGTTCAAAATCATACTCCTTTGTAATAAGTCTTAGTCTTTCTGATTTAGGATTTTCTCCATACCCAAAGTTTACTGTTGAAAATAATTGTGTTTCTCTCATTTTATATTCCTCCTATTTTTATTTAGTACCATTAGCTATATAATCAAATGCTCCTATAGATGAGTATTTTACTTTTCTTAAATTATAAACTCCTGTTGTATTAGGTTCATGTTCTTTTCCTAAAGTATTAGATTGAATGAAATCTACATATTCTTTATACTCTTCAACTGATAATTCTTCTCTTGCTTTACTATCATTTGAAACTACTATTTGGAATAATTCTGACTCATCTTCCCAGTCTCCAGAAAAATCACTATCAGAAGATATAATATTTTCTATATAAGATTTGATATCACGCTTTTGGTTCATATCATCATATATAGTCTTTTCTTCTGCAAGTGGTGTGTCTATATTACCTTTTACTATTTCTGCAGAAGCATCTTTATTTTCTACTACTCTTACTTCATCAGTAGTTATTTGAGTAGTATTAACTGGAGGTTCTTCTCCTTTTGCTTCTATAGCTTTATTGACATCACCAGTTACTTCTTCTATCTTTTCTTTTATTTCACTTGTGTCTGTAGTTTCTATATTTACATTTAAGTTATCAAGAACATTATTAATCTTTGCTATTTCAGCATCTTTATTTTCTACATCTTCTTCATTTCTTGTAACATCTACAGTTTTATTACCTTCTTTAGGTTGAGTAGTTTCTTTATTTTCCTCTTTGATTGGAGGATATTCTACTTTATCTTTAGAAAGTACATTTTCATTTTGTGCTTTTCTTAAAACTTCTGCAACATTAAGCTTTTCTTCTTCATCAGTTACCTCTTCAGGTTTTTCACCTTTAAGTTTAGCTTCTTCTTGAGATATTGCAGTATTTAATGTTTCAAGTTTAGCAGCTGCTGCTTTAAGAGACTTATCTATAGAAGATATTTGCTCTTTTAAAGCATCTCTTTCTTGTATCATAACAGCAAGTGTTTTATTTGCATCTTTAGTAGCTTCATCTAAGTCAAGTTTTCCTTCATCAGCTGATAAAGATTTATTAAAATTATATAGAAGCTCTAAATCATAACTTGCTTCTCCTAATAACTTTCCAGCATATAAATCAGATTTAAATACTATATCTCTTCTTATGTTTTCCAATGTTTTAAGTACAAAATCTTTATCCATAGTATTATCACAAGTAAATAAGAAGTAATTACTTCCTTCACCTGCTAAATCTTTAATATCATGGATTATAGCATCAAATGTAGTTTGAGACGCTTCTCTTTCTGTAAAGTTACCATTTAAAGGTGCATCCATAAGTTCCCATATAAGTGATACTCCAAATCCTTCATTGGAATAACCATCAATTTCAACATTAGCTCCGTAATGTTCAAAGCTTTTAAAGAACTTAGGAAGTTTTCTAGTTAAATACTCAACTAGGTCTCCATTGACATTTGCTCCTGTAAGTACAGCAAAATGGAAATACTTTTTACCATTATTTAAATTAGGTATACTACTTCCAATAAGCTTAGTTCTAATTTCACTCATTATATTCCTCCTTTATATTTCATCATAAGTCACATCAAATTCCCATATTTTACGATTTCTTACATATTTAGATGCTATAGCAATTACTTCTGGTACATCATCATTCTTTTCATCTCTTCCATTATGTTTAATCATGTGAGAGTCAGGTAAATATTTATCAAAGTTTACCATTTGTAAGAACTCAAATGCTCCATTTGACTCATTAGTCATCTCACTTATATAAGTACTCATATGTAAATCAGATGTTAAAAACTCATGTTTAGTAAACTCATTATTAAGATATTCAGAAATAGTTGATTTATCAAAACTATCTTCTAGAATTCTTAAATATAACTTTGGTCTTAACTCTAAATTAATAAGTGGTTTAAATGAAGTTGCTCCTGTTTGTAAAAATCTTGATTTACCATAACTTCTTGCAAATTTACAACTCATTCCAAAAGAAGTTTCTTGTAAATCTTTAAATGTAAATCCATGACTTCTATACTCATCTAAATCAGAATATATCTCATCATTCATAAAGTTTATTATATTTAGCATTTCTTCATGCACTTTCATTCTATTTTCAAGTATTTCATAGAAATAATGTGCAACACAAGGAACTGCTAAGAACTTTATGTCATTTCCTATAGAACCTACTTTAGCTATAGGATTTGACTGAATTAAGAAATTTCTAGTTACATCTACAAATAAAGACACATTTGCTTCATATTTAGATATTATCTCTCTTGTAGAACCTACTACACTATATAGATTTAAAACCATATCTTGAACTACTGGAATAGTTACTGTATGTTGATTGGAATTTTCGTCTATATATTTAATATCTGTTATCTTATCAAATATCAGTTTATCACACTCTAAGTCAAAGTATAAAGTATACTTTTGGTCTTCTCCTACTGACTCCATTCTAGATAACTTTACAGTAAAAGGATTATCAAGATTATCCCTCATAGTAAGAGTAGCATCAAAGTTCTTATCAGGACCACTTTCTTTAAGGTCTAACTCTTCATTATCAGAACGTATTTCTGTTTTTATTCTAAATACTTTTCTTTTAGCAGTTCCAACATTAGGGTCAATGTATTCTTCATAGTCATCTACTCTTAGAGTAGTATTGATAATATGTGTTTTAATATCATCACTATCATTTTCTTCTATTATTCTAGTCTTATAAGGTTTATCTACTTGCATAGCAAGATAAGTTCTTATAGCATTCTCTTTTTTACTATAAGATAATATAAAAGGAATTCTATGTAAGAAATCAGATGAGTTATTCTGTCTTGCTTGTTCTTCTGTAGGTTCAGATGACCAGCCAGTATATAAAGGTTTAGTTAAGTCAGCTTCTGTACCTTGCGTAGATTTAAGAGCTATATTAGGAGAAAAACACATATAATCTTTTCCTCCAATGTTTTTACTAGGAAGCTTTCCTATATCTACTTCTATATCAAGTGTATTAGTAGGTATAGTATACTTATGTGTTTTAGTTGCTGATATTCCTTCTTGGAAATTAAGTACTGTATAAATATTAAATATTCTTGATTTTACATTATTAAGTACTAACTTTGGTTGAAATACTGATGCTCCTGTATAAGTAAGAAGATAAGCTTTCATATCATTTTCTGTATCTATTCTTCTTCTTGCTGATTTAAGTTTTATTATATGATTTCTTATACTTTCTTTTCCTACATTTGCAAGTCTTCCACCTTTAGACTCAAAGTATTCTCCAACTGGTTCATAGTAGATGTTAAGTTCAGGTGGATATACATCTGCTGCTTCTGCACGACCTTTAAACTTTACATTCTCTCCAGTAGTAGTAAGTAAATAGCAAGTTATAATTCCATTCATTTCTGGTCTAAATCCGCCCGGAACATATTTGTGCTCAAATACAAGTGACTTATTACCATCTATTCTATATTCTATAAAGTTTCCTACACCACGAGAATAATAGTTTCTTGCAGTTAAAGGAATTTCAGGACTTGCATCAGTATTCTTATAAGTACAAGAAAAAGAATATATTTGTGCATCTGTTTCTATAAGCCATCTTTGTATATCAACATTTCCTACTTGCATATATCTAACTTCTTTTGTAACTTGTAAGAAATTAGTTGCAAATAAAATATAATATTCACCTTCAAAGAATACTCTTTGTGTAGGAATAAGGTGTTTATTTCCATTTGCATCATTATAATGCACTTTAACTTTAAAGTCATTATCTATTTCATGTAGTCTTATATAATAGATATCATTTTCAGCAATAAAAGGAACTGCATTTACAGTAACAGTATTTGCATTTGTATATTGGAATTCCCATATATTATTAGATATCTTATCAGAAATACTTAATACTTCTTTCAGAGGAAGTCTTACAAACATTTCCATCTTAGATGGATGTGCAAGTGATATATCCATATCATGTTGAGACATATGTGAGAATAAAGAAGAATAGAAGTTACATTCAACTATAGATGCTTCTCTATTCATAGTATCCATCTTTTCTGATACAGTATCAAATAGATTTGATATTACTTGTATCATTCTAGACTCAGGTCCCATAATAGATAAGTCTTCTACTGCTACACCAGAGTTTATAAGCTCAGTAGTAATTGCTTCTCCTAGTGCATACTTATCACTTACAGTAAGTTGCTGAGAACCATAGTTCTCTTTAGTATTAGCCATTTATTAAACCTCCTTTATTGGTATTTTAAAAACTTCAAATGAGATATTATCTCTGTATGCTTTAATACTAATAAAATCTGAAGAATATTCTTTATACTCTTCATTTGCATTCATATTAAGTTCAGATAGAATAAGAGATTTATCATCTATATTAAGTATAGAATTTCTATATACAAACATAGCTTCTTCTGCATCTGCTTGTCTTATATAGTTATGTAAAACATCAAACATTTTCTGTTTCTTTGAAGTAGTAAATGTAAGAACTTTATCTGTTGCATTCTTGTAGAAAATACAAGTTAAGTTTCTTATGCTATTAGCAGCATAGTGCATAAGCTTTAAATTACTAGTAGTATAAGGAACAGGAAGAGTTAAACCTTTTTGAATAGTATAAATAAAAAGATTATAATATTCATCAGTATTTAAATCATTTAATGCTTCATCTACAATTCTATTAACATTTTCTTCAAATGTATCTCTTATGTTTAAAATAGACTCTCCAGAGTAGAACCTTATATGTTCTACTCCAAGAGTTCTTATTATTGCATCTATCTTATTTTTATAATTATCTAAATTAGAAATCATGTAGTATTTCTCCTTTTTCGTTTATTTTGGTCAAATTAGACATTTAACCTATTTCTTATACGAAAAATGCTAAAAGTTGGCTAGAAAGGCCAAAATTTTGCATTCTAGAGGGTATTAAAAGTAGTTTAGTATAAAAACTCTAGTATCATTTTTCATATAGAATGTAGATGATGACCAATCGTATCTTTCTATTATTTCTTTGAAATCCATATACTTATTTATTGGTATATGTATTACTGGTTTATTTGTAGATAAAATCTTAAAGCAGATTTGTAGAAGCTCATTTGCTCCTCCAAAACCACGATAAGCTTTATCTATTGCAAGAAATTCAATCATTGGGTCTATCAAATCTTTAGATATAATAAGAAGTCCTACTACCTTTTCTTCAAACTTTAGATAAAATATTCTTCTTGTATAAGCTATTACTTCATTGCTTTTAATATTCTTTAATAAGTTCATACTATATTCAATATCATCATTATTAAGATGAGTTGAATACACTTTGTAAAACTCTTCAATAAGTTCATAATCTTCATTGCATGGATTTCTAATTTCAGATATCGTAAACATAGATTTGCTCCTCTATAAGATTTTAAATTGCTATTTCATAGTTATATTTAGGGAAGTCACTTGGTTTATAGTTTTCAATATGAACTCCTTTTATAAATTCTATATCTTCATCACTATGAATATCCCAATCTTTTAAAATAGATGGGAAGTTTTCAGGTATTACAAGTTTCCAATCTTGTTTTACTTCATTAAGATTTGATACTTGCTCAATTATACTATCTATATGTCTGTCATAGATATGTGCATTGTGGATATGCCATATAGTTTCTCCCATTTTAAGTCCTAATTCATCAGCTACAAGCTTTTGAAGTATAGCGTATTCTACCACATTTGAAAGTATGCCTAACGCCGTATCACAACTTCTTTGAGAAACTTCTAATATTAGCTCATCTCCAACTACACTCCATTGACTATGATGAACACAAGGAGTTAGTGCCATTCTATCAAGATATTCAGGTATCCAAATTTCAGTAATAGCTCTTCTAGAATTAGGGTCTTTTCTTAGAGTTTCAACTATATATTCAAGTTGATTTTTATATCCATATACAGGTAAAGCTATATTCTTACCATACGCTTGACCTATAGTTCCATCTTCCATCTTCCATTCATTCCAGTATTTACAATCTAGTCTACTAACTAAATCATCAACATTATTACTTCTAAATAACCAAATCCAAGCTATTTCTCTAAATGCAGACTTTACTGGTACATATCTAGTAGTTATAACAGGATAAGTTTCTGGTTTGTCCCAATCAACTTTAAATCTAAAGTTATATCCTAATAAGAATTTATAATGTGCTGGAGTTCCATCTGCATATTTAGTTCTTACATCACCATAATCTTTACTATCATATCCATTTTCTATTATATCCATTACAAGCTTATTATAAATTTTATCAAATTGTGTCATTTAATATCTCTCCTTTTAATCTTAATTGAGTAAAATAAGATTTAACTGTTCTTAATGCTATTATAGAAGTATCAATAAGTCCAATACCATTTGGTACAGTATTAGATAGGAAGTATTGAGCTTTAATAGCATTTTGTATATCTCCTCTTATTTTACCATTATCATTTATTATCCCAATGTCAATTATTATTCTATCTGAAAGTGCTTCATTTGTACTTATGAAGCTAGGATTAAATAAACTGCATACTTCTTTATTACCAGTTACAGATATAACTACATCTGAAGAAAAAAGAACTGCTTGCTTTATATATTTAGAAGTTCTACTATCTACTGTATATACAGGATATTTCTGACTTTCAAGAAGATTAGCAAGTGGTTTTCCTAAATGATTTGATTGACCTATTACTAAAACATTAGTATAATCAAAAGACTTAGGTTTACTTTCTAATTTAAGTTCGTTAAATATCTCTACAACTGCAGCTATAGTAGCAGAAGAATGTTGATATCTAATGTTGCTAAAACTAATATCTAAGTAATTAGAAAGATACCCATCAATATCTCTTAGTTTATAATTCTCTAAATGTCTTAGAAGAACTTTAATCTTATCTTCATTATCAAGTAATTCTTTATTTAAAGGTTTAAGAACTACAAATGGATTAACTTCATCTTTATATTCCTTAGTATATTTACAAACATCTTCTACTCTTTTAATATCTATAACTTTTATTTTAATTCCTAACTTATTTAATTTCTTTTCAATCCCCTTAATAAATGAAATAGTATCATTTTTATCATCTGTTTTAAGAAGATGAAGCTCTATGTCTCTATAGCTATCTGCTAAGTCAAATAAATCTTGCAGAATAGTCATATTAACTTCTGTTTCATTATCTATTTTAGAAGCAATATATCTACAAGATATTAAATTACCTCTTGGTCTATCTTTATAGAACTTCAAATCTTCTTCTGTTGCAACTTTTAGAATATAATCATGAATAGTTGAATTATATTCTGTAACATTTGCTCTGGGTTTATATTTCTTAAGTATTTGTAAACATTCATTTTGATGTTTCTCATATAAATTATGTTTCATAATTATAGACTTATCAAGTTTCACATAAATCATTCTCCCTTTGATTTCATATTTTACTGTCATGTGTTTCTCTTGCAAGATTTGGCTTAGTAGTAAAACCAACTCTTTCTAAGAAAACAGAGTATTCCTTTTGATTTAAATATATCCCAATCATTATTTCTTCATCTTCTTCAAGATAAATATCTTTTATTATTCTATTTTCATAATCTATTGAAGTTCCTTCTGTATTACCATATGGTTCAGGAAGGCTTTCTTCAAACTTTCTTACTTTCTTTCTAATTGCTACTATATTAAAGTATTCTCTTGCTCTTGATAAATCTGGTCTTTTGAATGATTTACCAAACTTAGCTTCACATCTTTTCATAAATCCTTCTACATAAGGTTCTATTGCAAGTTTAGAGAAACTAATCATAGCAACCTTGTTACCATTTATATCTTCTTTAAAATCATCTTTATCTACTTTATAAATAAGATTATTATAAAGAGTAGTTCCTTCTATTGCATCTTGCCAATGAGCAACTCTTATAGGTGAAGTTGCCATAACTTTATAAGTATCATCTGCAATTTTATAAGTTTTTCCTATTTCAGCTTTAGCTTTAGGATTATCAAGATTAACTCTTGTAAGTTCTGCATGTATTGCATATCTTGATATTTCTGTATAAGATACTAAGAATTGAAATCTAACTTGATGAAAAGATAGATTATTTATCTGAGTAGTTTCTTCCTGTACAGACTCAGCTGTTATTATAATCTGAGCTTTATACTTAAATACAAAGTATAACTCTCCTTTTCCTCCAATAACTTTAAAATCTATTGGAGTTTCTGAGTATCTTTGAAGTAAGTCTAAAAGCTTTCTATCTGAAGGTCTTGGATATCTTCTGTCTTGGTCTTCATCTTTTGTATCTATTCCAAATAGTTTCTTTAATGTATTTTCAACTTCTCTTGGAATTACAGCTTCTATATCATAAGATACAGGAGGTTCTATCTCAAGTGGAGTTTTTACAAGAGGAGCTTTTGCATAAATATCAGTAGATACATTATTAGGAAAATGCGAATTCCAAAACTTTGCAAGTTCTATTCTTTCTGGAAGAGTAGGGACCATACATGTCATAGCAATAAGTACATTATTATATCTGTAATCAGCAGTTAAAGCAAAAGAGACATCTCTCATATAGTTATACATAAGTCCATCTGCTGGGTCATTTTTATATTGAACTGTAAGTGCTGTAAATCTAGGTTTCTTTCTAAATAGATTTACTTGGTCCATAGACGGAATATTAACTATTCCACTTTGAGTAATATCATGAGTATATAAGAATACTACTCTTGGTAGTAAGTCTGGTTGTATATCCATCTTATATATATCTCTTTTATCATAACTTGCTTCTGCTGATACATGCTCTATATTATTTTGATTGAAATCATATCTAAATGTACGATTTAAAAAGTTTATTAAATGTCTTGTAACATTTAGATAACATATATCCCAAGAATGGAATGTATCTGTATTTATCTTAGATTGACCTTCAAGACCTATTACTTGCCAATATGATGTCTGTCTTGTAATAGAAGCCTTTAGAGGTATTTCTTCTAAAGTAGCTTGTATTCTATTATCTCTTTCTCCTTTTTCCATAAATACCTCCTTTAATAACTAAATCCTAGTTTAAATATTCTTCTATGTGGGTCATTACTATTAACAGATACATAAACTCCCGGGTTTCTAGCAAGAAGCTCTCCAACTCCTTTATGTGGATATCTTACATAATCAAATACTTTAGGAAATGTTTGTGCAAGTACTGGTTTATTAGAAAAAGATGGATATACATTTGGTGTAGAAGCATACCCACCTTTAAATCCACAATCAGCAGTCCAAAGAGATGTACGATAAGGAACTCCTTGTTTACCATCTTGTGTATCTCTTGTTATTTCTTGTAAAGTGAGTGCTGAACCTCTTGTATCAACAGCATTTGCAGGATTAAAGTTAGACAGCCAGTTAAAGTAATCAAAGTATTCTGGTGCATGTGCATCAAAGTAAAGTGCTTTAAATGTAACTGTAAAACTATCAAGAAGTTCAGGTTTTTCAAATCCTTCAAGTTTAAATTGGTTAAAATGTGTAGGAGTATCTTGTAAATCCATCATACAAGCAAATCCCATTGATATTATTTCCCAATTTGAGTCAACATCAAACATATACATAGACATAAAGCTATCTATTGCTTGATATTTTATATACTCAGAACGCATACCATAACCTTCTTCTGCTACATAGTGTCTATATTTACGCATCATAAAGAAAAGCTTTGCTATATCTGCTCTTGCATTATCTGTAAATGTAACTGATATATCAACACCTACATTTTCAGGTTTACCCGGAATAGGAATAGTTCCACCATGCATGTTTTTAATACCATCACGACCTGACTCATTCATACGAATAGCAGGAACTTCAAGACAGTAGTTATTTATAAATGTAAAAAGAGCTGTCTTTTTACAACCATCACGACATAGTTCTGAATACAGCATTGGGTCAGATAAAGCAAGTTGACGAAGAGTATCATATCTAGAGAGTTGTGATACTGCTGATATCTCTCCATTATTTCCACTTTCAAATAGATTTAAATTAGGTCTTGTAAAGAATACATAGGATTTTATTCTTCCTGTAGTATCAGACTCAAGAAATGGTCTATGTACAAAAGCATATTCTCTTGAGAAAGCTATTGCTTTTGTAGTATCCCAAATATAACCTAAATCTTCCATCATAAATCTTGCATATTCTCCAAAGTATATACCAGTTGAAAATAAATCTTTTCCCGCAATTTGTGATACATACTCTGAGTCCATTCTTTTAAATACTTTAGGAAATGCATTTCTTGCATTAAAGATTATTGCATTATCTTTAAGTCCTAGTATATTTATAATAGAATTACCAATAGAACCTACACGATTTACAAATCTATTTACTTTTTCAAGTTTCTTTCCATATCTAGTTATCATCTTTTGGTAGAAATCATTAAACTTTCCATAACCATAATCTTTAAGTTCTTCAGTAAGAGAACCAGTTTCTATTGCACGAATACCATCAGATATTCTAGATATTCTTTGTAAGGCTTCATCTGTCTTTTGTATTATAGACTTTTTACCAGAAATATCATCACGAAGACCTTTGGTATCATTATATAAGTTACGAAAAGTGTTATGAGTTCCATAGTCTTTAGGTCTTGCTCCTTGAATTATATCAAAAAGACCTCCAGTTATTACATCTTGGAATGGTTTTATTTCTTCTTTTGGTATTCCAAAAGCGTCTTTACCATTCTTATTAAAAGTATCATTTAGTGCCATTTATAACACCTCTTTTCTTATACATGGTTTACTTCATATTTTACATCTATTAAACCAGCTGAGCCATGATATAAGTTTACATGATTACATCTTGAGAATACTTTAGTTTTAGTAATAGTTTCATACTTATTGCCATCTAAAATAATTTCAGCTGGGTAACCTAACATTAAAAGAGATGCAGAAAAAGATGTTCCATCTGTTCCTCCAATATGTTTAAGTCTAAAATGTTCTTGAAGTTCATCTGATGATACATTTATATCACATTCTACATAAGCACGGCAATCTTTATCTGTATTTAAAGTTTGACCATGATTTGCAGGTATATCATGTCCATCATCTGTTTTATAGTAATCTCTGAATACTACTTTCTTAGTAAAATATTCTACATATTTAATACCAGAGATAGTAACTATTCTATGATGAAGATATATTTGCTTATACTTTACCCAGTCATTTTGAGAAAATAGAACTGTTCTCCAAGGTATTAAATCATCAAGATTTGCATTAAACCCATCCAAATGTCTTTTAAATGGTATAATATCTCCTCCATTTGCTCCATTTTTAGCAAGATTTAGTCCTATAATCTTAGCTGGTCCTGCTTTTACAGTTACTTTAGATTTAGTATTATCTTCATCAGTTGCAAAAAGCTCTGTTTCAAATTCTTTTGAATTTAGTTTTGGTGTTATTCCATTATAAATAGAAGTAACTATATGTTGAAGTCCTTGTACTGTTACTTTATTTGGGAATACTACTTCTTTAAATGTACCATCAAGCTGCTTTATCTTACACACCACCTGACCTATTACATGTCCTGTCTTTTTATCATCTATTATTCTATAGGTAAATTTATGATTTTCATCAATTTTAAATTTATCTTCCATTATAAATTTCCTCCTTCTCCGTCATATACTTCAACGTCTCCATATAAAGTATTAAGCTTTATATAATCATGAGAACTTTGAAGTGTAAGTGCTACTGGTTTTTTATATTTTATAGTAATTCTATCATTAGAACCAATATTCATTCTCTCAGAAAGATTATATCTTACATGAGTCCAAATACTATCAAAATTTAGTTGATATTCCATATCTGGTCCCATCTTAAGTATTCCACCTTCAGATATAAAGTCAACTGCATAAGCTTTAAATGTTTTCAAAATATAAAGTAAATACTTTGAAAGTCCATTCATAAATCTTTGAGTAGTATCAAGCACATCTTGAACTTTCATAGAGTTAGGATAAGTATCTCTTGGAAGTTCATTAAAGAATGTTATAAGTTCTTGTGTTAGGTTATCTATTTCAATAGTAAGGTTTTCTCTTTTTGCTAAGTCTTCGTCTGTAGGAGAAGCTATATCAAAAGGAGCTTTAATTCTTTCATATTCAGCATATAAAAGATTATCTATGTCTTTTAGTATATCTTGATATGTAGTAGGAACTTCAGAACCTTTAGTTTGACCAAAGTTTTGAGGAACTCTTTCTACATGTCTTATAAGTCTTTCTATTTCATTCATAAAAAGATATTCTCTTAGATTTCTTACTTTAAGCTTTAACTTATCAAATAAATCATGTGTTCCCATTGCTTTTTCCATAGCTACTATCATTTCTACAAAAGTAGCATTATTATTAAGAGCGTTAGGAAAGTTATCAAGTGCAAACTTATATTCAGTTGCATTAAACTCAGATATCCATCTTATTTTTATTTCATCAAAGTTATCAGGAATGTGTACTCCATATAGTTTATCTATATCTGGTATAGTATCAGTTTCAAATATATGATATCTATGAGCTTGAAATGTAGTAAGACTCATATAATACATAAATACAGCAAAGAAATTATGTGTTGAGTTAGTACTTTTAAGTTTCATTTGCTGTTTTTCTGCTATCTTACGATTTTCCATTATCCATCTATGAAGTATTGCATACCATTGACCAAATTTAGTAATATTTATTGAGTTTCCAAGTGATAAGTACTTTGACTCAGCAAATGAAAACTCTTCAGAAAATACTGCTCTTTTAAGCTCTTCTGTATCACGCCATCTAGGGTCCATTCTTACTACTTCATCATAAGAAAGTATCTTATCTTCAGTAGCATTATTTACTTCTTCTTGATATGGATATAGCCATCTAAATGGTCTTAGTATAAACTGTACATCATAAAGTTCTTCAGGAGTTTCATTTCCTGTTAAAGGATAAGTAAGATTTTCTTTTGGAACTTTTCTTATAAAGTATTTATAAAGATTAAGTCCTGAGAATAGCTTTTCTGTAATGTAGTTCATTACATAGTTAGTTCCTTTAAACATAAGAAGATAGTTAAGTACAAAAGTACAACTATTTCTATAAAGTTCTGGCATATTCTTAGGAAGAACTAGTCCATTAGAACGCCATATATTTATTGCTTCTTGTTGAGAATATGTAGATTTATGTATAAAAGGTTTTTTACTTTCAAGTACATAAGCAATAAGTGCATGTAACTTAAGTATTAGTAAATCTTCTGCTTCATAAAAGTCAGTTTCATACATAAGCCATTCATTATAAAAGCTTCTCATCCACATTTCTCTTTCTTTATTATAACATATTGCATATATCTCATATTCTGATTTATCTTTATAGTTAGAAAGAACTTCAAATTCTTCTGCTTCTCTTGCAGTTATTAAATCAATCTCTCTTCCGATAAATCTTATATATTGCTTATTATCAGAAAAAAGATTATCAAAAGTACCATCTCTTCTAAGTCTTAACTTTACAGTATAAGGAAGCTCATGTATTGGTGTTCCGTTATAGTAAATAAAGTTATTATTTTTCATATCTTCTAAAGAAGGAAGACCTATAAGCATACGATAGTACTCATTTAACTCCACATAAGAAGATATTATGGACGCCCTTTTAGCGTCCATAAGTCTTTCTATTTCTAAATCACTAAACTCATTTTTAAGATAAAGCTTCTTTATAATCCCGGGTTCCATTAAAGCTTTTACATCTTCATCTACTATTGATGGAAATGCTCTTCTAACTTCAGCTTCTGTCCAAGTTTCATAATCAGAAACTTTATCCATTTTCATATATGCATTATAGTAAATATAATAATTAGAGGCTGACTCTTTAGTTTCATTATCATATGCTCTTTTAGTTTGCTTTATAATAAGATTACTCATAAGTCTTTTTGCTGTTTGTAGTCTTATGTTAATCTCTTTTATATTTGCCATGATATTCCTCCTTATTAGTTTCTATAAGCTATTTCTATTGGTGATATTACTTTATCTTGCTCATCTGGGTCTTTAGCTGTAGCAATTACAAGTGCTCTTTTAGCGTCGTTTCCGAAGAATGCATTAAAAGTACCACTCATGATAGTTAAGTCATCACAAGATATCATAACATAATCCTTAGTTCCTGTTTCACGCATAGGTTTAGAAGTATTACTTGCATCTCTTGCAAGAGATGCTATTATAAGTCCAAGAGATATATCATTTATATTAACCTTCTTATTATTTGATATTACATTATGTGCAACATCTAAGTGCATTTCTATTGGTATTAAATTACTAATTGCACCTTTTACAAATAAGTTAAACATTTTATAAACTGTCATTTCGTCTCTTGGTATTAAACAGTTTTCTACAAAGGCATCTCCTTCTTTATAAAGTAGTTTATAGTGAGTTAAACTAGGATTAGAAGGGTGTCCAGGTTTTAGAAGTTCTGTAGGATTAGTTACTACTTGTGTACCTAGAGTTAGTGTATATTTCTCTCCACTTTCATTTTCAACTATAGAGCCATGTGCAAGTATTTTATAATTTGTACCTTCTGGTGATAGAGATGATTTTGGAACCATCCACACTATATCTTTTTTACAGTAAACTTTTTCTACATTATCAAGTTCATCGTGTCTTACTTCAAATAAACTTCCTTTTGATGGCTTAGGATACACAAACTTATCTTCTAAGTTAGTAATTCTAAACATGTCAGCTCCAAGGTTATGTGTTACCTTCATAAACATGTTAAGTATAGCACTAGATACATCAAATACAAACATTCCAACATTTATCATATCTCTACCAGCAAGTTTAAATGGTTCTTCTCCTATACAATGAGAACAGAAGTGTCCATTTTTCATTTTACATTTAAGTACATGTCTTACTTCTACTGTTTTACCTATATATTTAGATATATTTTTAGAAGTTACATAAACTTGCTTTCCATTTTCAATAATATATTTATATTTAATATCAACTTCTCTTGCATTTCTAACTATGATACCTTCAGTTGCTCCACAGTCTCCTTTATATCCTCTAACATTTTGCATAGCATTTGATATATATTTAAGAAGTGTTCCTGCCAAAGCTGTTTGTTTTGCTCTTGATATAGCTCCAACCATTCCAACATTGGCAAGAGCTGGGAAGTGTACTGGATTTATTCCATCTCCTAAAGACTCCATTATAATAGCTGTTCCACCACCTATCATAGGTAGTCCTCCCATTGCTATATTCATATTTCTAAAGTGATTATCAAGCTTACCTGAGTTCTTAGACTCAAACATTTCCATCATTTCATCATTTTTGAATATCTTCTTAGCATCATCTACAAGTCCATCAATGGTTTTATTTAAAAGCTCTATATCTTTTTCTTTTTCAACTTTCTCTTTAATTGCATTAAGTTTTTCTGTTTTAATATTATCAAATTCTTCATTTGATAGCACCATACTGTTAGTAACATTTGCATTATAAAGAGTAGAAAGTCTAAGTCCAAATTCTGTATATCTGTCAATTACCATTTTTATTACATTTATATCAGTTATTTCATCTTCAATCATCATATCTTTTATATGAGTGATCTCATCATTTATTCTGTCACCTGATATTGGTTCTAATACTAAATCCCAATTCTTATTATCCCAAAGAGGTGCAAATACTACTTTATTTACTATTAATCTTCCAACTGTAGTGGTATAAGTTTTTTCAAGTCTTTTAAATGTCACTTCATCATAAAGACTTACCTTTGGTCTTTTTCCTACATCTTCTGGTGTAGTATATTCAGTAAGCGTTGATATTGATATTCTTCCTTCTTTTAAGTTTAGGATATAATCTATAAATTCATGTTTACTATCAAAAGATTTCTTAGGTGGGTCATAAGGTTTTCTTTCTCTAGTAAATGAATATAATGTTTGGTTAGCATCTTTACCTACAGAGTTCATAAACTTACCTGCATATGTAAAGTGTTGTAAAAGTGAATTATTAATTCTGTGACATTCTTCAACTGCTTCCTTAGAATTTATTGGAGAGTTGGATGTCTCATCTCCCTGTTGTGTTACGAAGTATCGCTACTACTTCTCTTATGCTTTCACATAAGCACAGACTATATCTACAGCCTATATTTATAGCACGACTGTCAGGCACTTCGAGAACGCTTGTTCTCTACTCCCTTTCGGGATAGTCGTTGAACCTTACCTTTCGGTCTTGGCTGCTGATTACCTATTTCTTAGTGCTGAGAGAAGGTGTTTATATAACTACCCTTTTATTGCATCTCCAGTTCACATCCTATAACTTATTTCTGCTCACGCACCTAATTTACAAACTAGGCATATAGGCTTTAAGGCTTTCCAGCAATTCACCTGATTTAACTTACAGTCTTCTGCTATATGTTGACTGTAAGTGACTTTATTCAAATCGTGGTCTCCATTGTAAGCGACTGCTGTTCCTGCTGGTATTCTTATTGCAGTTTCAAACAGTCTTTGGTTATAATTCTCTTTTACAAAATCATTTACATAAGGATAATCCTCATATTCTACTCCAAATACTTTACATTTTCTTAAGTATGTAGGATATAGTGTTAGAGGAACTGGTTTCAGATACTGAGTTGACAGTGTACTGTCTGTAGGATATCTAGTTACTTTAACAGAACGCTTATTATAAATATCAGCATAAGTTTCAAGTACCATATAGAAAAACTCAAGCCAAGATAGTTCTTTCTGTTCTGTTACATATCTATGGGTTCTTTTATCCCATACATCTATATCTATAGTAAGATTTCTAAATGTTCCATCAGCACATACTGCTGGAAATGCTGTAATCTTATGATGAGGGTCTTCGAGTTTTTTAATTTGCTCTCTAAGATATTCTTTATCATAAACTATAAGCATATCAGGAGTAACATCATTATCAAAGCATCCATTATCATAAAGCTGTTTTATAAAGTCTATTGCAAACTTTATAGTAGTATCCAGAAACATTCCAGAAAGTAAATGTACTGCCATTCCACATGCTGTACAGTTAATCTTTGATTTACCAATTTCATCATGTCTATAGATATTAGTAAGCATAACTGTACGAGAAGAGAAATCTATAGTTCTTGACATAGTTTTCTTTCTTGCAGCTCCATTAGGACCTAGAAACCTTTCATCTAGATAGTCAAATAAGTCCATAACTTTATTCTGAAGTGCTATTGCTCCTTCTTTAAAGTTATTTACTATTATTGAATATTTAAGTATGTCTTCTAAAAGCACATTTATTTGGTCTGTAGTAAGTGTGTCTTCTTGCATTTCCTGTCTTAGAAATGTAGGACCAACCCACTGATGATGCACAAATATTTGGTCACGAGTAAGTTTACTCATAACTCTTTTAAGTTCTACATTGGCATAAACTCCTGTTTTAGTAAGATATTTCTTTTTATCTATAAGGTCCCAATTATCATAAAGCCATCTAGGACCAGAACCAACAACTGCACCTTCAGGAGGTTGCTGTTTACCATCTAGTCTCATAAGAGTACCTTCATGTATAATAAATTGCATCTTATAATCTGTACAGCATTTATACATAGTTGCATCAACTCTACGGAACATATCAAGTATTCCGGGTCTCATAACATAAGTACCTAAGTTGATATAACCACATTTTTGCTCTTTCTCCCGTTCAGTAATTCCAAATATTTTAGGAGATAAAAGACCACCATCTGCTTTTTTAGATATATTATCTACAAGACCAAGATTACCTGCTCTTATGTATGCTGGTATATCTAAATCATATGTTCTCAATTATATCACCTCTTTTTAATATAAACTATCCTCCCTTTCTTTAGCTGTCATTCCGAGAGGATTTTGCTTTTTCTGTGCTTCTTCTAAATCTCTTTGCTTTGCCCAAGCTCTTGCTATTTGACTTTCCCTTATCTCATTTCTAGTTTGATATTCAGAACCTTCTGGTAAGTCAACCATATCAGCAAGGAAATTCATAGTAGGAGATAGTCCATTATATGTATTATATTGAACTCCAAGCTTTTTAACTCTTTCAATTTCTTCATTTAAAAGCATGTCTCTTTCCCACTTAGTCTTAGGCATATATTTAAGTCTAACACCTTCAGGAAGTCCTTCTATAAAAGGAACTTCTTCTTTTACTATTTCATTTCTTTCATTTTTCTTTAAATCTGGTTCTGCTCCAAGATTATATCTATTAATTCTTTCAATTCTATCTTCCTGAGCTTGCCATAATTCACGATATAATCCTTCAAGTTCGCATAAATCTCCCATAAGTTTATGTTCATTATCTCTTATAAGAGGTTTAGTACCTAGATTTATATATTCTTGTGGAATATGTTTAAGACCATATTCTCTATGGTTTTCAACTACATTTTTAAATGCTTTACACTCTTCAGGTTTAGTTTTAGAATACTTTCTAAAGTAGTAATCTATAAATGCCTGTCTTTGTGCAATCTTCTTATCTTTATGAGAACCAGCATAGACATCATAAATCTTAGCAATTTCTGCAGGATTAGATTTATCATTTGCTACAAATCCTCCTTGGAATAAGAAGCAATCTGGAAGATTATCTACAGATATGTGACCATTCTTATCATAAAGTGCATTCTTTATAAAGTCTGGGAATTTATTTAAATATGGGTCTATATCTGTTTCATATTTAGAAGTCTTAAAGTCATAAGTTGCTCTTTCTTGTGTAATTTCATTATAAGAAACTAGATTATTATCTTTAATCTCCCATCTAATTCTAAGTCCGCCTTTTCTATCTATTATTTCATAAATCTTTTCAGCATACTTAGAACCAGCAAGTAAAGCTCTTTCTTCAAAAGAGATAGTTCCACGAACTACTTTAGTTATAAGACGCATTTCATCCATAGTTATACCATCTATAAGCATATAATCTTGTGATGGAAGTTGCTGTTCTTGGTTTCTTTTCTTGATAGTAGCTTTTAGTTTATTACTAAATTCTATATCAAGCATTTCTCCACTTATAAATTCTCTAAATAGTTCTTCATTTGCAGGTACAGTAAGTGCTCTCATATATCTTTTATAGAAAGATTGATATTTCTTTCCTGCTATTATTTCTTCAGAGTTATCTTTAAATAAGATAAGGTCTCTTACAAAGTCTGGAATAAGCCAATCAGTATCTATAAGCTCTCCTTCCATAATTCTTAAGAACCTATCATCATCACGATAACTACAAAGTTTCTTACGCATTTGATTTTGCTTTTCTATATCCATAGATATCATCATAGCATAAACATATTCTTGAACTTCATTTATGATTTCAACTTTTTTATCATCTATATCAATAAGCATATCTTCACGCATAATGTTTTCTCTTGCAGTTTGTATAAACTCATGTAGATGAGGTCTTAATATACTTTCTTTTATATAGACGAATATAGTTTGCTTTGCAACATAAAACATAAGTTGAGATATCATAAAGTTTGCAGTTATAGAAATAGTTAAATGTACTATATCATTTAAGTTATTCCATATTCTACTCATTTGATACTTAAGGTCAAGAATAGTTTCTTTAGTAGCATAAGAAAGTCCAGAAAAGTCTGGAGTTCTTTGACTATTAATAAAAGTTTGAATTGCAGTAAGTGCATTTCTCTTTATAGTATCTTCTATTATTTGATAGTCAATTCTTGCAGACTCAGCAGGAAGATATAGATTATCTATAATAGTATAAGCATCAAGGTACTTATTCATAAAGTTTCTTGCAAGAGTAGTTCTAACTTCTCCATGTTTATCTATTTCTTCTATAGTCTTATCAAGTTGTGTAGTTGCATACATATATCTATCTTTTAGATTAAGATTAGGTTTCTTTTGAGCTTGTGCAAGTTTTTCTTGCTCTGCTCTTATTCTATCTCTTTCTTCCACAAGTCTTCCCATACTTTGTAGGTTTCTAATAAGTTTTAGATTTTCCTCCGCATATTCTGGTGTCCAACCTTCTGGTGGTTGTACTGGTGGAATATTTTTATTTATAACACTTGGTTCCATACAAGCTCCTCCTTATTAAATAGTATCTACTTTATCAGTAGTGTATAAATAGTCTTCTTTCAATGTTTCATCTCTTCTCATCTTTTGGAATTCGTCCTCAGTTAAAGCTTTAATCCACTTATAATCATTTGAACGAACTAGTTTATCAGCATCTTCTATATCAGGTTTTAATGTAGGTGCTTCTAAATTAGTATCTGTACTTACTACATTAGTTAGAGTTACTGCTCCAATAGATGTATCATCAAGTATTTGATAATCATAGCTTTCAGAGAATAAAGATGCATACATATCAGCAAATGTTATACCAGTAGATTTATTAGGTCCAATTTCTACTTTTATATAAGAGTTATTAAGGTTATCTCTTACTTTAGAAAACTTAACTGAAGAAAGATATGATATACCTTCTTTAGTAGTACCCATATTAAGAACACCTGTATCAGAGTTACCATCTATAAAAGGTCTTGCTATATAAAAAGCAGATACAGAAGTAATAAGCTTACTTGGTATTTTACTATCTCTAAATGTATAAGTAAGTTTTAAATCTATCTCTTTTGGACTTTGTGGTATCTTTATATAGATAACTTTATAAGTAGTATTTGTATAATACTTATGTTTATTAAGTCTTGCAAGAGTATTAGACATATTAGATATAGCATAATTTATACTATCTAAGTCACCAAGAATAGAAGAGTCATCTCCAAGTGGTGTGAAATTCTTATGTATTGGTATTTGAATTTCTTTTAGAAGTGCAATTAAATCTTCTTTCTTGAGTATGTAATAATTATTTTGCATTTCTATTTAACCTCCTTTTTTAAAATAAAATTGTAAAATTAAACATAGAAATTTGTTCAATTTTGGAGGTTGTCTAGTTGAAAAATCACCTATATATAATAAAGTGTAATATTAAATTATTATAAAATAAATTAAAATAAATAGGAGTGATTAATATGTTAGGAATTTACACAAATGAAACAGAAATGAAAGTGAACACATTAGAAATTGACTTTAATGAAGCTTTTGAAAAGTTTAGAGAAGCTGAATGTACTATATTTGAACATTCTGCTTATGCTAGAGTTGCTGAAGTAGAAGATATATACTTTAAGGAATTTTATAAGTATAGAAATCGTGCAGAGTCTTATGATAAATTCTTCTTTGATAAATGTGATGTTTATAATAAGCTTATTGAAGGCTTAGATAAGGATAACATAAAGCTTCTTATCGAAACTGCAGAAGCAAACATCAGATTTATGGAGAGAGAAGATAAAGTATCTTGTATATATTTCTTAGCTCAAGATTTAGAAGATGCATTTAAAAGAAAATTTAAAAAAGAAAGAGAAGAAATAGAGCAATTTGATAAATTTATTCAAGGAGGAAAATAATATGAAAGAAGCTAAAAAGGAAGATTTAAAACTTAATATGAAGGATGTGTTGTTTATTATTGGGTTACTTATAGCATTTATCATTTACAGAAAAGTTGATATAGTTAATAAATATGTTAATGAGTATATTGATTTTATGAACGAAATGTTTAATTATGCTTGGAATTTCTTATTTAACTAGGAGGAATAAAGATGAAAGAAGATATATTAGCTTATGGAATACTAATAATATTTATGGCATGTATGTTTGGAGTAGCATGGTTTGGAATAAAAGAAATCATGGAAAATGCTCCTGATGAGGAAGAGTAGGTCTTGCACCTATTCTTTTTTTTTAGGAAAAAATAAAAGACCATCTCCTCTACCTATTTCTAGATAAAGGAGATTTCTTTTTTATTTAGTTTCTTTCATATTAATACTATCTATTGCTTCTTTCTTTCTCTTTGCTTCTTTTAATATATCATCACTTGCAGTTACAAGTACATCTGATATATTCATTCTGTTTATTACTTCTTCCATCACATACTCTTTTACTTCTTGATAATCGTTATTATCTTCGTATTTAGCTTCATAAATATTCTTTATAGCTTCTATAGTTTCAGCTACTTCTTTTAATACTTCAGATTGCTTAACATTATTATCACGAGTTAAATATGGAGGTATGTATTCAACTATTACATCTTTTACATCATCTCCACCTCTTAAATGTAGAAGTCTTGTTGCTCTATCAGACGCTGGTCTTGCTTGTCTTCTTTGTTCATGAAGTATCTTATTGGTTTGGATTTCATCTAAATCTGCAAGTTTTCTTGCAAGTTCAATTCTTCCATCTTCAGAAGTAAATAAAGCAGAGTTAAATCCAACTATTGATGTTGCTTCATTTTCCCATTGACGCATCATATCTTTTTCTATTCTAAGGTCATATCCCGGTATTTGCATATAAGATATTAAATCTTCTGTTCCTTGAGATTGATATACTACTGTTTCTGCAGATATATTTTGACCTCTTCCATTTATTCTTCTAAGTCCTCCTCTTGTCATTTTATGTGCTTGAAGTTGACGAAGAGCATTATTAGTTCCATAAATACCTCCTCCATCTCCAAGACCTCCTTGAACACGAATAAGGTTTATAGGTTTACCATCATGAACTACCCAAGCAAGATATGCTTCATTTGCTATAATTCTAAAGTTTGCTGGAACTCTTGCTTTTTGATAAAAGCTTTCTCCAAATCCATTATCTGTATTTCTAGCAACATGTAGTTCACTTGCTGGAATAAATGTTATTCTTGATAAGTTTACTAAGTTATAATTTGCTATATCAGAGTAGTTAATAGAATTAGAAAGTTCTTGGTCTTCCATTATCTTTGATATAGTATACATAACTTCTGCATTTTCTCTTAAGAACTTTGTACTCATATTCTTTTCTATTATAGGTTTAAGCTTATCTGCAAATAACATTCTTGCAACTAAATCTTCTTGTGAACCAGCAAATTCGTATTCGCTATCAGTTAAGTTCATAAATGCAGCAGGTTGTGACATAAACTGTCTAGTAAGAATAAGGTTTCTCATAAGTTCATGACTATGAGTTATATAAAAAGCTCCTAGTAGTCTTTTACCTGGAAGAACTGGAACTAATCTTTGAGAGTCAAGTATTTCTACAACTCCTCCTTTTACAGATGCAAAGAGTTTTTCTATTCTTCCATGTGGTATTTTAATAGGTTTTTGCTCACCATCTGGAGTTTCTATTTTATTTTGCTTTGCTATAGAGTTATTATTTACTTCATCTTTTGATATTACTTGAGATTTAGGAGGTGTTGGTGCTCCATTTCTATGATTAAGTAAGAATGTACTTTCATACATATTAAGTTCTGCATTAGGAAATGTTACATCTTCTGCTCCATACTGAGTAAAATCTATATCTATATATCTAGAAGTATTATAGAATAACTTGTGTACTGGATTTACAAAATATGGCTCTATATAAGGTTCACTTCCATCACTTTCAAATCCATAAGTTTCTCTATTTATATCAAAGTTATCAGGAAATGATGTATTATAAATATCTTCTAGAGTAATATTTTCAAGTATATCATCTTTTGCAAGTAAACTTTCAAGTCCTTTAAAAGAACTATCTGCACTTTCTGTTCCAAAAGAGCTAATTCTATCTATATTTCTTGCAACTTTTTGCATTTCAGAAATCATAGCAGAATTTACATCATCAGAATATCTTCCAGCATCTACAGATAATACTTTAGGATAAATAGATTTCTTATTCATTCCTCTTCTAACAGCAGCTTCTATATCATGAAGTGGTTCTGTAAATCCAGAGTTATATCTTTCTGCAAATTCTTCAAAACTTTCATCTGCATACATAAGTATTTCTTTTGTAAAAGCAGCATTCTTTTTAGATATTTCTTTAATAGTATCAGTTTCTCTATAATCAGACTCAAATCCATTTATTTGACCATCAGAATATCCAAACTTACGAAGTTCATCAAGAGTATAATAATGATTTTTATTAATACTTTCAAGTGCAACTTTCTTACTTCCTTTTGCAGGAAGAGGTGCTATTTCTGGAACTTTTGCAACTTTAACTACTTTCTCTTTTTTAATCATTTCTTTTACTTTAGTTTTCTTAAGTAAATATTTTATATAAAGTTCTTTTAATACTTTCTTAAATTCTATATATCTAACAAGACACATTCCATCTCTTCTTTCTTTTTTACGAATATTTATTTCTATATCAAAGAAAGACTCTGCATAAACAGATGTACTTCTTGTAGGTATTAAAAGCTCTGTATATCTTGCAATTTCAGCTTCATCTTTTATTTCAGCTCCTGATTTATCATAGAATTTAAATGGTGTTTTAGTGGACTTTAAAGGGTCTCCTGTGTAAGAACCATTTACACAACTATCAATAAATAATTGAAGACTTTCTTCTAATGCAGGAAAGTTTTCAGCAAGATATATATTTTGGTCAACCATACGAATAAATGCATGGTTTCCATTTGGCATAAAAGCATTTAATGTTACAGCAGCATTAGTAATATCACTACCTAGTGCATTTTGAAGTGGGTCACCTGATAATCCATCTGCTTTAAGATTTGTAAATGTAAATAAATTACCATTATCAAGGCTTATATTTCTTGCAGATATATTAAGTTCTTCTGGGTCAAGATTATTAAGAACTGTTGCTGGAAGTTTTACAGTATGTTCAGTTCTTGCATTTATAAGAGCTTGAACATTTGATAGGTTTTTCTCTACAGCACTTATAGTACTATCAATACTATTCTTTATTAGTTCATTCTCTTTTTTCATATCTATTTCTTTATTATTTTCCATAGTATTTATATTAAACCTCCTTTTTATTTCTCATGTTAAACTTAGAAATTTGTTTTTCTATTAGAGGTAAGATAGCGGTAATAAAAATAGTGATACCCAAACCAGAACTAAGTCCAGTTTGGGTAAATATTATTCACTTGCTGAGTTACTTACTATATTATTCATCTTATTTGTAATTTCAGTAACTATTTTTGCAAGTCTTTTAGATGCAGTGTTATTTAAATTCATAACACCACTAAGTAAACCAAGTCTTGCTGCTAGTTCAATATCTTCACAGAAACTTGCAAGTTTAGCTTCTATATTATCTTCTGTATATGAGTTTATTTCCTTCATTATATCAGAGTTCTTTGTGTTATTAGAAATGACTTCAGATATTTCAGACACAGCTTCTAATGTAGGAAATAAATCATCAAATTTAAATTCCTTAAAGTAAGCTTCTAATGTAAATACATTTGGATTATCTATTGCAGATTTAGCAATGTTTGTATTTCCTTCAAGTTCTTCTTCTAATGCTGTTTGGCATAGATTTAAAAACTTATGTACTTCTTCACTAGTAAAGCTTTCTTTAGTTGCTACTTTACCTAGAGTATCTCCTCTTAAGAATAGAATATAAATTGCAGTCATTGAACCAAGTAAATTCATATATTTAACTCCAACTTTTTCACTATTAGAAGATACATTAACCAACCAATCTTTAAGTTCACTTAATCTATCTTTAAATATTGGTAGTTTCTCTTTATTTATATAGCAAATAGTAGTTACTGTATTTTTACTTTCTTCTGTAGTTCTCTTAATTCCTTTTTCCATCATTTCTTGCATTTCTTCAGAAACTAGGCAATTTCTTACAAACCACATTATTTTATCTTTAATCCATTTCTTAATAGAAGCAAAGAACCCAGTTATAGAGTCCCATATTCCTTCTGTTCCTATTATACTTTCAAAACCAGAAAATTCATTCATTCTAGCTTTCTTAAGCTCTTCCTGTATTTCAGCTTCTGTTGCATCTATTGCTTTATCTGCTTCATCTTCAGTAGTCTCTTTAGCTTTCTTTCCCGGAAATTTATCTTTAAGCCACTTTAAAGCTTTCATAAGCCATACTCTTTTTACACAAAAAGAGATTACTCCATTTTTTATCTTATCTTTTCCAGCTTTAAATTTACCCCAAATCCATTTCCAGAATGAAGATATATAACCCCATAGAGTTTTAAATGCAGTTTTAATAGCTTCCCATAGTCTTTTATACCATGGACCTTTATCTTCAGTTGCTTCTACTCCTTTTATCATTATATCTATATCTGTAAGAGTAGCTGATAGGATAGCTTTAGTGTCTATAACTTCCATAGAATAAGCATTTGCATCAATAAGAGACTCAGCAGCAGATATTTGATTTATTACAGATGTTTCAACTTCAGACTTTTTAGAAATACTAGGAATTCCATCATAGTTATATTTAAACATATAATACCTCCTTAGTATTTCTTAGCATCTTCTAATACTCCTTGCAATGTAAGCATAGCTATTTCTGTTGAACTTAATAAATAACTTATTGCTATATTAGAGTTATTTAAGGTAAGTTCAGTTTCAGAAGTTATATATCCAACAGTTTTAAGTTTTGCTGCTATCTTATTATAATTAGTAAGTAAGCCTTTAATGTTTTGCATGTTAAGTGCAGCTTCTAAATTAACAGATGAGAAAGATTTAAGCTCATCTACTATTTTAACTTTTTCTTCATAAGACACTTGTTGAGTAGTCTTAAGTAGAGAAGCATTAAATATTCCGCCTAAGTTTTCTTTATCAGCTATACTCTTTACTTCACCAGATATATCTTTTGATGATATATTCACTCCTATTAAAGTCATAATTATTTTATTAGATAATGCAACTAACCCTTCAAATTTATCTTTAAATTCTTTTAAGACTAATACATCTTTATCTGAAGTATTTAAGTTTCTACTTTTATGTATTCCATACAAAGATTTAAATAGTGCAAATATACATAAGAAATGAAGTATTGCATTTACAGTAACTCCAGCATAAGCTAAACCTCTAAGAACTTTATCACTTGAACCTAAGTCATTTGAGTGAGAAAGAAATCTTACACCACTTAATATTCCTAAAAGAGTAGAACTTATTGCACCTTTTTTATTTAAATTATTAATGTCCATTTGATTTAATTTAGTTACCAATTCTTTATTTTCAGCTATTTCATTAATCTTATTTCTAAGTTCCTCCATCATAGGTAAAACTTTAATTATATTTTCACTTCTCTTTTTCAAGAATTTTATGAAATTTTGAAACATTTCATAATTGATATTTACATTATCTGTAGGTCCTTGAGATACTTTTTCTTTAGAAAGATTATCTACATCTTTAGCTAAGTTTTTAACCTTAGTAGCTAATCTAAAAGTAGTAATATTTCTAATACCTCTTTTTACCTTAGCTATAAAACTATCATCAATATAAGCTGACTCATTTCCATACATCAAATCAACAGCAGTAACATCTTCAAACCCACTAGAAAGTATATAAGATATCGCTTTATCACAAGCTTCATCTTGTAGCATTTCAAAATCAAACTCTTTCATTTTATTCCTCCTTTTTATTTATATCCTATTTTTCCCTCAACCATATCCATATTAGATTTATAATCAAGAAGTGTATCAGGTTCTGGTTTCTTATTAAGCATAATTCTTGCTCTTATTGCTATATCTGCAAGACAAGCAAGAAGCATAGCATGTTTATTAAGACCAGATGTCATACGATTTAGCTCTGAGTAGTTAGAGAATATCATACTTGGTCTTCTTCCAGAAAGAACTCCTATTGGACGCATTTCATCTGGAAAAACTGATGATATTTCTGCTTTAAGACTTCTATCTACAACTATCTTATCTGCAGAACCAGCTCTATCTTTAACTTCAATAAAGTATTCAACAAGCATTTTACCGTCTTCTACTATATCTCCATTAATTTTAGAGAACTTACCAGCAGTTAGAAGTTGAGGTTCTCCTGATAATGTAGCTTTAGAGAATTTAGACGTTACTCCATCTAAACTTCTAGTATTCTTTTGAAGTCTTTGCTTTTGTGTTACGTCTCTTAAAAACTTTTTAACACTATCTGACATTATAGTATCTTTCTTCATTCTGTAGTATATTCTTATATCAACTATTTTACCTTTATATTTTGCATGCATTTCTTCGTTTATTAAAGAGTCAGCACCCATAAAAATATTATTGATAGTTTCATCATCTGAAAGTTGAGAATATTTAAGAAGAACGGTACTTGCATCTACTTCTGTTTGCATATCTGTTATTGGATTTGTGATTGAACTATTCAGGTCGATTGTCCGAGCTACTCTCTTAGCAAGTGGTGTTGCAAGAGCCTTACTCATCTTCTCATAAATGACACATGAGTCTTCCCAACATAGTTGATGGTCCATTAAAGCTATGTGTTGAAGTGTTGCAAATGTCAGTGCAACTTTACCATTATTTTTCTTCTTATAGAAGTTTTTATTAAAAGCAATAAGGTCTCCCTTAGATACTTTTTCTCCTACTTTAAAAGCTTTTGCAAGAATAAAATCGTTCTTTAGATAATATCCTTTATCTGAGTTACGATTTATATCTTCAAGTTTAACTCCTTCAACTTCTTTATTCTTATATTCTATTATAATATAGTCTTGGTTTACTTCTTTTACAACTCCATCCATTTTAGCAAAGTATGAAAATTGTGGTGTCATATAAAGAGCTGACTCATCTGCATGTGTTGATACAGGATATGTATCTCCTCCTTCTATTGGAAGTATGTGTCCAAATTGACCTGAAACCATAAGTACTCTATTTATGTGGTCTGAGTCTATATATGGAACTAGACTTTCTACAAATGAATACATATTAGATGGGTTAAAGTCCTTAGCTGCTTCTTCAGGAGTTGCAGAATTATAGTTTCCTGTAGCATCTGCTATTACTGGGTTAAATGGTAAAAACTTCTTTATACCAGCATTTGCAGAGTATGCTGTACTTCTAGTTTCTGTTCCAACATTATGTTCAGCAAATAATCTTCTTTCTTGGTTATATGACCTTTCATCATTAATACCTCCATGTCCTTTAAATGAAACTTCTGTTCTTTGCATTATAGCACGAATAGGAGATAAGTCATTGCTTTCCACTTTAGATGTAAGTTTATTAATAGTTTGAACTACAGCATCTTGTGATATCTTTATATCTGGTCTAGAACCACGCTTTACTTTAGCATTAGAAGCTGCAAAAGCGTCTGATATAACTTGATATATACATCTATTAATAACTTCATCAGGACCAATTACACGATAATTTCTTATATCCGAAGAAGTATAAGTTTTATAATCAGTAAATAAAGAAACAGCATAAAGCATAAGTCCTATAAAATCATCAGGTATTCCATAAACGGCACATATTCTTTGAGTAATTGGGTCAAGGAAATCTTCTACGAAGTTTTCTATATATAAAGTAGTATTAGAGTTTTTGATATAATCTTGCATAATTACGTTAATGTCAATCTTATTATAAGAAGTCAAATCCATTTCAAGTAGTGGTGAAAGTAGTAGTTCTGCTGTTACAGAGTTATACTTAATAAGAATTGCATAATCTTGTAATTCTATAACTCCATAGACTCTGTTAGTTTCAGGTATTTTATCAACTGTTGATTTATTAACTACTTTGTATTCAAGTCCTAAGTTTTCCTTTAGTATATCAAGAAGTCCTTCTTCTCCACCTTTCTTAAATAAAGGACATGCTATCATAAGAATTAAAATTATAGGAATTTCTTTTCCCATTATCTTTGCATATGCTCCATTTATTCTTGTATGAGTTATATTCTTAGCTTGTGATATAGCTTTAGGAGCAATATCAGGATATAGCTGTTCTAGAAGTTGAAGTATAAACTTCATAGAACTTTCTTCTCTTTTCTTTCCATTAAATACCATATAGATAGTATCTTTTTCTGGATTATGGAAAAGCTGAGTTGAACCAATATGTCCAATATATGTTTTATCATTTGATATTTTACTATATCCACGGAAATCAATATCTATATTTTGATTTCTTATAGATGTAAAATAACGATTTAGATATATAAGAGAATAAGATACTCTATTCTTATATATAAAATCTCCTAGGTCTTTTGTAGTTTTAACTTTTATATCTTTAGTTAAATCAGATATCTTCTTTAAAGCCATTACTACAGACTTTTCTTCCATAGAAGCAAATGAACCTTGTATTGAGCATATTATCTTTTTACCACCAGAAGTAGTAACTATTACATTCTCTCCAGATTTAATTACAGGTTTTGCTGCATTTTGGAAAGTTATTCTTTTATATGAACCACCTATAAATATTCTTCCATCTTCTGTAGTTTCTGGGATTTGAAGTTTAAATTCTATTTCCTGTCCGTTATGAGTTTGATACTTAAATGTTTTAAGTGTTCCCATAAATTCTCTATCAGAAATATCTTTAGAAGTCACATCTGTAAGAAGAGCAGGATAAGTATATTTCATTGGGTTCTTTATAATATTTTGGAAATCATCTTCTTTAAAATTCTTTTTATATGATTTAGTATAAGTATTAATCATATTCTTAGAGTAATCAGAATTAGGGTCTATATTATCATCTTCTACTTCAAGAGTATGTTTTTTAATATCATTTGCTATTTCTTTTGGTGTTTTAGAAGAAGCAACTAGTTTCTTTCTAAGAGTTTTAACTTCAGGTGTTTCAACTGCTTTCTTAAGATTAGAATAGTTATGAACTTCTTGTAAAGCAAGAGCTTTTTCCATTTCAGTAGAGTGTTTATCATCTACTATTTTTTGATAAAGTTCTTCTTGTTTTTTATCATTTTTAACTATTTTGTTATCTTCTTGTTTTTGATTTATCTCAACTATCTCATCTTCTAAATCTTCATCTACTTCATTTATATTACGAAGAGTTTCCTCAGTAAGATTATCATCTTGCAAATCATCTTTAACGTCTTCTGCTTCTTCAAATGTTTCAAGCTCTAGCTTATCATTATTAGTTTCTTCATTTAAATCGGCAATATCTTCTTCTGTATTATTAATGTCTTTAATTACAGTCTTTTCTGCTTTCTTATCATCTTTTTCTTTTTCTTCAATATTATCACTATCTGCTACATCAGAAACATTATTAATTTCTTCATTTAAGTCTTCATTCATCATGTTTTCTACTTCTTGTATATCTCTACCATCCATAACATGAAGTCTTGCAAGTATATATCTAAGATTAAAGTTTTTAGACTTTAAGAAAGTATCATTAAATACTAAAGACATAGACTTTCCTTTTGCATTATCAAAAAGAAGTACAACTCCAAATTTCTTCATCCAAGCTTTAAATCCAAGCATATCAGTTGCCATCCACTCTAAGAAAAGAAGAAGCGGAGAAAAATTACGCATAAGCTGAGTAAGTATAATAGAGGTTCTAATTCCTGTATCTGTTAGGAAAGGACCTTTAAAATATAGTATTCTAAACTTATAACCACCTTTACCTTCTTCATCTGGCATAAATGACTCTATTCTTTGCTTATAAAGTTCAAGTATAGTATGTCTTACTTTAGCCATAAGTTTCATTCTCTTATCAATAGTATTAGCTTTTATAACTCTAGTAATAGTAGATAAGTCATAAAACACTGAGTCTGCTTGTATTAAGCTTTCTGTAGATATTACACTTTGAAGTGAGTATCTTTGTCTATTTTTAATAGCTTCTCTTATATTAATTGCATTATCAAGTCTTACAGTTTTAATTCCTAAAGGAAGTGTTACTCTTCTTGGAATATAAAATCTTCTTAATTTTGCAATCAGAAGAGGAGATTTTCTAAGTCTTATATCATGATAAAGTTCAAGTGACTCTTGTAAAGTATTACACATTGAGAACACAAGTGATACTTCAGTTGATGACTTAGCTCCAACGAATACCTGAGTTTTACCAAGCATACGAAGATTACTATCTTTAAGTATAGACCTTGCTTCTATACCAGCTTGATAAGTAGGTGTATCTATTGGAAAAAGTAAATCTTTTGTATTATCAAACATTATTATTCCTCCTTATTAATATAATAAATAAACATAAGAATTTGTCAAATTTTGGGAATAAAATAAATAAAGACCCGATACAAGAAATAAATTTCATATCGGGAATATTTATTAGTCTAAATAGTTTATTATAAGTTTACTATTTTCTACTATGTTATCTTCGTCTTTATGTTCTTCAAGTCTTTTATG